TCCCCGCCGATCTGCCGCCACGTCGGCATGCTCGGGAGCATGATCTCGAGATCTTCTGGGATGTCGGCGAAGCCCGGCAAGCTCGGTTGCCTGCGGCTGCGCACGCGCATGGGTGTCGTTCGGGTCTGGCGAGCGCGCGGCGTCTCTTCTACGTCATCGTCACCGCCATCGTCATCGTCGTCACCGCCGGTCGCTTTCTGCTCTTTCGCCTGATCGATGAGATCCCGCGCCACGTCCTTCGACGAGAAACGCCGATTGTCGCCCGGTACGCTCGAGGAGCCCCAGTACCCGCGGTGGTCTTGATCGTACGACGAGTCGCCCCAGTGCACATTCCAACCGCCATCCGGGTGGACCTGCAAGCGAACGTCAACGCCCTCGTCGTCTTCCGTTTCGACGCTCGAGTTGATGCGGCGAAGCTCTGCCGCGACTTCTGGGATAGTTGGAAACGCCATCATGTCCTCCACTCGATCCACTCACGCTCTGGCGCGAGGGGTAACTGGCTCGTCGGCACGCCGACTGTCTTGAGCACACTCCGGAGTGCCTCCCACTCGTCGGCGATGATCCGATCGATCTCCTCCTCGTCGGCATCGCTCTCGATCCCCCACAGTCCCGGGCTCCGTAGCACCTGCGTCGTCGCGTCGATCGTCACTTCCGCCTCGATGCGTACGCCGACGAACGAAAAATCTCCAGCCTCGTACTCTTCTTTCCGATCGGTGAGCTCTTCCTGGTCGAGGTAGGACGTCTCCGGATTCGGATCTTCGAGAACGAGCGCGCGTACCGCTCGGAGCTCGGCGGGCGGACGTCGGCCGGTGAGCACCACGACGCGGCGGCGCGGGCGCTGGGGGTCATTCATCTTGTCTAGGCCATTTTCTGCCAATTTGGGTTGCCAGTCAACTACCGCTGGGCGCGGCCTTTCCCGTTCGCCTTGAGCCCCTTCTCGATCAGCATGTTCGTGACTTCATTGAGGCTCGGCTTGATGCCGGTCGCCTTCGTGATGCGTTGCTGCTCGGCGAGAATTCTACCGTGGAGGATCTCCGGCACGCGGGTGGTCATGTAGATCTGTTGTTTTTCTTGAGCCATTGACCAGATCGTACCACAGTGATACGGTCTGGTTCAAGGTGAACCGTTCTGGTTCTTTCTTAGGAAGGAGGCGTTCTTGAGCCGCGTAGATGAAGGCATGCAGCAAGACATCCTGGTAGGCGACGCTCGACGTTACTGACGCGCCGGGTAGGGGCGCCCACACGGGTGGACGCTCCTGCCGGGCACTTCAGCCCGAAGGAGATACACACATGTACACACATTACAGCATTGCGGTTATGGACAGGGGCGGCCTGGCTCGTGGCATGTACACCCGCTCGTGCGCCTACGAGACCCCGGAGCTCGCTCGCGAGCTAGGCCCACAAGACATCCACAGCAGGGGCGAGCGCCTCGCTCTGGTGCGGGTCGAGACCCGTGATGAAGACGGCACCAGGACTGTCATCCGCGAAACCATCCTAGCCGTCGTGCGGGAGGCGTCATGAACCGTTCTGGTTCTTTCTTAGGAAGGAGGCGTTCTTACGCTGCGTAATAGCGGTCGACGATATACCGGTCCGACCGCGTTCAACGCGTACAACGAAGGGCGCGCCGATGGGCGTCGGATCGATCTAGGCGGATCGGCGCGGAAGCTCGGGAGCGCATCGTGAAAGTCGCAATCACAGTGCTTGTTGACCACGCCGAGTCCGTTCGCGAGGCGGAGAACTGGCTCAGCGATGTTCTCATACGCAATCGCGAGCGCGCCGATGATACCGGCGAAGGCGCATCAGGAATGCTTCCGCATTGCATAGTCGAGTCGCACGTAGTCGTGGAGGTCGAGGACCATGGCTGACGCAAAAAAAGTACCACGCACTGTAGGTGAGCTGATCGAGCAACTTTCGAAGTTGGATCCAAATCTGTTCGTCGAGACAGAGGGGTGCGACTGCGTGGGACCTTGGTCTGGCGACGTTTCCGTACACGACAACGCCGTCACGATCGGCCGCAACGATAACCGCCCCGATTGGAAGGACTGGCCGTGACCGCCAAGCACCCTACCTGGCTCCAATGGGCCCGCGCCGTCGCCGCCGACCCGCTCAGTCCGTCGCGCATCGACCCGCAGATGATCGGCGCGATGACGGGGCAGGATATGCGGGTGATGTCCGCGATCGCCGCGTGCTGGCAGGTTTACGCGAACGCCGACAACGCTGGACGTCGCGGAGCCATCGTCGCGATCTACGCGCTCTTGCCGGCGCTTCAACCTCGATCGAGATTCATTGCTCGCGAGCTTATTCCGTGGGCGATGGACTGGTCGTTTCGCGATACGGTTTGGGCAGAGATCGAGAAACTTGATCGGCATGCGTCGATCGAAGGGGGTTGCGATGGCTGGTCTGCTGGGTAGACATCCTTTGGATTGCGTACGGCTCTGCCACGGATGTGGCGAGCTCAACGACTCGCGCTACCAAGGCGCGTGGATTCTGCGCATGCCGAACCGAGTCATCGTCGAGGCCCGTATCTACGCTTGCCGGCGATGCGGACATGTGTTCGCGGCGGATCACGTCGAGCTCAAAGGAGCTACGTGTGATCAGTTGCTCGAGATCACCGACCTTCGCGCGTGGCACTGGTTGCGGGAAGAAGTCGCTACTCTTTTTGAAATGGAGGCGTCGTGACTTTTTGGCGGGAGGCAGGGGTTGACATCATTGTCTCGATGTTGATCGGGGCCTTGATACCGCTTCCTTTTCTGTTTGTCTGCTGGCTGCATTTACACCGTCGCAGAAAGGAGACTTGGGAACGGTTCGATTTGTCGGTGCGCAAATTCGACGAGGAGATAAAGACTTCGTGATCTACATCCTCCACATTGACCCCCCACTAGCCCACGCCCGCCACTACGTCGGCTGGACGAAGGACGAAGACGTCTCGCGGCGTGTACAGGAGCACCTCGACCAGTCTGGACGCCGTCCAGCACGTCTGATCGGCGCCGCCCTCGCCGCCGGACGGACCATCACGCTCGCCGGCACGCTCGAGGGGGACCGCGACTTCGAGCGGCAGCTCAAGCGACGAGGGAGCGCTAAGAGTTACTGCCCACTCTGCAAGCCGGCGTACAACGCGCATGCGGCGGCGCGGGCGCGGGCGAGACGACGAAAAAAGAGGGAAGGTCGCGCTTAATTACGAAGTAAGACAGAACATTACGGGAAAAGGAGATCCCAAGATGACCACCTGGAGCAAGTACCAACAAGCCGTCTTCGAAAACGTTGCCAGCGGAACCGGTCACACGGTGATTACCGCTGTGGCTGGAAGCGGCAAGACGACCACGATCGTAGAGGCGCTCGGTCACGTACCGTATGGCTGCAAGACGCTTTTCGTAGCCTTCAACAAGTCGATCGCCAACGAACTCGCGAAGCGCGCCCCGAAAACGGTCGAGGTGTCGACGCTTCATTCGTACGGCCTGAAGACCATCACGAAATCTCTCGGACGACTGCGCATCAACGGGGACCGCGTCGACCACATGATCCGCGTCATGTACTCGCAGCGGGAGCTCTCACTCGTGGGAGCGCTCGAGAAGCTCGCGATGGCGATGAACGTCAAAAACCCAGACGATCTCTTCACGTTCGAGATGCGGCGCGACCTGACGAAGACCGTCTCGCTTGCGAAGGGTTCGCTCGCGTCTGACGAGGCCGACATCGATGCGATTTTGGACGGGTACGGCATCGAGATGACCGAAGAGATAGTCCGAAAGGCGTTTATCGAAGATGCGCTCAAGATCATGATTCGGTGTGCCAACGTTTCAGCTGACAACGAAGACGATTTGGACGGTCAGATCGACTTCGACGACATGATCTGGCTCCCGATCGTTCGCGATCTTAAACAGACGAAATTCGACCGCGTGTTCGTCGACGAGACGCAGGATCTCAATCCGGCGCAGATCGAGATGACGATGCGAGCCGTGCGTCCGGGCGGGCGGATCTGCGCGGTCGGCGACCCGCGTCAGGCTATCTACGGCTTCCGCGGCGCCGATTCCGCCGCCGTCACCAACGTCATCACCCGACTCAACGCGAAGGTTCTTCCGCTGAGCGTCTGCTACCGGTGCTGCAAATCGGTTATTCGTGAGGCGCAGGAGATTGTTCCGGAGATCGAATGGGCTTCCAACGCAGAAGAGGGCGAGGTCAACGACGCGAGCGTCAAGGATCTGATAAAGAACGCGCGTCCCGGCGACTTCGTGCTCTCTCGCACAAACGCACCGCTCATCTCGCTCTGTTTGCGGTTTCTCAAGGAAGGGCGCCGGGCGAACATTCAGGGTCGTGACATCGGAGCGTCGCTCGCGTCGTTCGTTCGTCGGAGCAAGAAGAAGACCATCAAGGAGCTCTGCGACTATGTCGAGAAGTGGCGCGATGACGAGTGCGCGCGGCTCGCGGCGAAGAACCGGAACACGCAGAGCGTCGAGGATCGTGCGGAATGTATTCTGGCGCTCGCTGAGGGCGAAGAGAGTGTCGACGCCGTCATCAGGAATATCGAAGGGCTCTTCGCGGACGCCGACGACAAGAACACCATCACGCTGTCGACCACGCACAAGGCGAAGGGGTTGGAGCGAGAACGAGCGTGGGTGCTTCAGTCGACGTATATGCGCAGACCAGCCGAGGAAGAACGATTCTTGTACTATGTAGCCATTACCAGAGCAAAGAGATCGTTGTTCCTAGTTCACGGATCCAATTCGGAGCGATGAACAAATACCAGAGATACAAGGAAAGACACATGCACCCGTGCGCTATATGCGGCGCACGGGTGCTAAAGAACAGCAAGATGTGTCGGCGATGTGATAGGGCCAGACGTCGTGTAGAGATGAGCGAAAATCCACTACGACTGAGACACGGTTTTTCGAAGCGTCCAGAGCACTATATCTGGCAATCGATGGTTCAACGATGTACGAATCCGAAAGCGCAACAATACGAAGACTACGGCGGACGCGGAATCAAGGTATGTGCCAGGTGGATGTTGTTCGACAATTTTCTGGCTGATATGGGCCAAAGACCTGAAGGTAAACACCCGTCAGGACGAGCGATGTACACGTTGGAGAGAAAGAAAACTGACGGCGATTACACACCAAAAAACTGCGTCTGGGCGACGTACAAAGATCAGTCGCGCAACCGAAGAAAAGGACGCATCGTGTCGTATCGAGGAAAATCGCAACCGTTGGCAGTTTGGGTTGAAGAGTTCGGTCTGGATTACAAAATAGTTCATCAGCGCCTTTCTCGCGGATGGTCGGTATCGAAAGCGTTCGGGGTGGCTTCGTGAGCTCCCGCTTCGTCCATGTCCCCGCCGCCGCCATCCGAGAACGGTTGACGGCGGCGGGGTTTCAACTCCTACCTGCGCGCAGCGGGGAGGAGGTCTACGAACGGCGTCACGTCAAGGATCAGCGATACGCGGTCAAAGTGTACTCGTCGATTCAGCGTGGCGCCACCGAGGCGCGCGACTGCGGGAAGGACGCCATTCGAGTGGTGGCACTGTTCTTTCCGAGAGGGGATGGTTATCCCACTGGGTGGGCGCACAAGGCGAAACGGGTTCACCGGTCGGGGAGCGTCGAAGCTGTACTGGAGCGCATGATCGAACGCGCGCGCGAGGCGTACGCGGAGTGCAATGCGCATCGGAATAGAACATGAGCCACACTTGCCACGCCCACGGCTGTGCCACCGTCGTTCCGCCGCGCCTATTCGCGTGTCGCCGACACTGGTTCGCGCTCTCGAAGAACATTCGTGACGCGATCTGGCGCGAGTACCGTCCCGGGCAAGAGAACGACAAGGAGCCGAGTCTTCGCTACCTGGCGGTACAGCAGTTCGCGTGCGCGTATCTCGCGTTCAAGGAAAGAGTGGAATGGACCCCGCCGTATCTTGTGAAGGCGCTGATGTTTCGCGAGATGGCCATGTCGAAGGGTCTCGGAGATCCGCTCGACGGACTGCTTCAGGACGTAGAACGATTACGGGGAGAAAGAAAATGAGCAACAAAGACGTGAAAATTGCCGTACAACGACAACTGTCCCTCGCCGAAGACAATGAATGTCGCGCAAAAATGGCATTCAATCGTCTGTCTGACAGCCAACTCGACGAAGAGCACGGCGAATCAGGCAGTACTAAACGTCAGATTTTACAAGGCTACCGTGAAGAAGTGAGTCGCTGGCGATCCGCGCTTGCGTCGCTGGGAGTAGTGTTGCTGCTCACCGGATGCGGTGGGAACGACTTCCAGGCGCTGTTCAGCGAGAACGGCGGCGCGCCGGAGACGGATACCGGAACCGGCGGCACGGGCGGTATGCGGGAGTTCGAGAAGCCGAGCACAGGCGGAGCGCTTGAAGCGGACGATGCTGGACGCCCGAGCGCGAACACGGGTGGTATGGCAGCTGTCGTTGCGGGCGACGCTGGCGGTGCCGGTGGCTCTACGGCGGCAACATGCCCTGTCAATGAAAAGCTCTGCGGCGGCACCTGCGTCGCGATGGCGCCGACCACTGGATGCCTGGAAATAACCTGTGATCCATGCGGAGCGCCCCCAGATCACGCGCACACCATTTGCGCGAACGGGCAGTGTACCTTCGACTGCGATGAGGGATACCAGCGCGTTGCGGACGCTTGCATGCCGGCTTGTCAGCAGAGCACGCACAGTGATGGGCGTGGACAGATGTGGACTGATTGCGCGCCGACGGGCACGTACACGCAGGATCAGGCAACGAAGGCATGCGAGGCATGGTGTGCCATCAACGGCGGTTGTCACTGCGAGATCGGAATGTTCTGCGCCGACAACGAGGCGCGTATCTACGCGCCCTCAGGAACGTCATTTCTGACATGGGTATGGCAAGGGAGCGATGCGGGGAACGTCGTACAGGCGGACCCAGGGAGTGCCGGAAAACCGGCATGCACGACAGTGAGCAGCTGGCAATGAACCGGTTGTTCGTGACCGCTTTCTTGCTAGGTGCGTGCTCCTCGCCGACCAGTTCCGTGCCATCGGGTCCTACCTATCCACTCGATGCGACAGTTTCCGTCGAAGCCGCTACAACGCTGTCTCCAGAGCCGACACCGCGCTATCTGGAACAGGAGGCGTCCGCTCCGACAGCTTCGGTACCGCAGGACGCGGGTATCAACGAAGCACCCATGATCACTCTCGAATGGTCCGGTCCGATTGCGCCCGGCTACGAGGGGAACACGTGCGTAATTCTCGGCGCAACGGCGACGACGGAGAAGTGGCTCACCGCATGGCATGCGACTCTCGAGCTGCTCCACCACGCAAATCTGTGGTTCGTGCCGCCCGACACCGCCGTAGATCCGAACAGCGTTGCAGCCTGGTGCAACGCACCCGCTGGTCCGCAGAAGGCGTTCATTTTCGACGCATCGCAGCCGGATCTTCGCGCTGCGGTGCCGACGGGAGGCTCGATCCGGATACCGGCGAATTCGATCTGGCGGATCGATCTTCATCAACTGAACACGAGCTCCGATCCGGGTACCGCTGTTTTTCACCTCGAGCTAGCGCTTCAAGATGCTCGTCGTGGGCTGGAAGTTTTCCCGGGTGCCCTCGGTACGCAGCACATTTCGGTGCCGCCAGCGTCAACCAAGACACTTACCTGGACGTGTCCTATTCCAGCAGACGCGACGATCCTGTGGATGAGCTCGCATTCGCACAGCCACACGACGCTTTTGACGGCGAGCGCGAACGGAGCGGAGGTCTACCGATCAACAGCGTGGTCAGAGCCGGCGCAGGAAGCGTTTTTGCCGCCGCTCAGTACGAAGTCCGTATCTTGGTCGAGCACGATCGTCAACGACGGAACAACGACTCTGACTTGCGGTCCTAGTCGCGACAACAATGAGATGAGTGGCATTTATTTGATGACACTCGGTGAGAGGATTTGGTGCACGCAATGAACGCCGACATACCGTCCTCTGTCACCCTTGGCGCCGTCTACGAGCACTACAAAGGCAGCCGCTATACCGTCCTCTCACTCGTTACGCATCACGAGACGCGTCTACCGATGGTAGTCTACCGGTCGCATGAGCGGGGGACGGAAAATTGCCGGCCGCTGCATGGGTGGGCGGGTGATTCAGATGGGTTTTTGACATCGACGGCGGATGGGAAGGAAAGGTTCGTATTGGTTAAGTCTCCGGCGCCAGAAGATGAAGCGGTAATGAGTCAAGCCGAGTGGGCGACGATTCAATGGCGCAAGCGCTGCGAGAAAGCCGAAACTTCCCTCAAATCCACCCAGCTCGACCTTAACGAAGCTCAACAACGTCTCGAAGGATGCCGCGCCGGTCGTGCAGTAGCGGACAAACAAAACTCTGACCTTCTTCAGACCGCCAGCAGTCTGGAGCTCGCGTGTCGGAAGTTCACCGTGGAGAACGAGCGCCTCACTGCCGAGCTCTCCGAAGCACGGCGCATCATTGAGGGTCAGGAGAAACTCATCGTCAAACTGCGCAAGCCCAAATGACTGCTGACATCATCACAGCCCTTCGTGCTCGCTCGCGGGCATCCGGCAGAGACGTGCTACTCGAGGACGCGGCGGACGAGCTAGAGTCTCTAGAACGCGAAAACACCGATCTCCGCGCAGGACTCCAACCTGAAACGGTGCTGGAGCGATATACCCGCTACCTCAACCGCTGCAACGGATAGCCGTTATGCTGTTACCTTCAACATCCTCGCAGCCTGATGTAGCCGTCGTCCCGTACGTGAGTACAGCGTCTGCTTCCGCGGATGTTTTGCCGCCAACATTCCCTTGAGTTTTGCGAACTCCTGCGTCGGGTTTCCAGACGTGTCGATCACGAGATCGTAGCCACCCGCTGTCATCGCTGGCGCCGGCTGCCCGTGGAGCTTGTTGAGAAAGTCGCTTTCGGCATCGGTGATGGGCGTATCGGAGAAGTACGCAGGTCCCAGGAAATTAGTCACAGGTACTTCTGTGTTGCCGACAGTCTTTACGTAGCTGTCCTCTTCGACGGCATCACACATCTCGAAAGCGCGCATTTTACCGTCGCCCGCTTGTACCCACGAAGCGCAGTACCGATCGCCGAACATCTCGAGCGCTTCGTGGCCCATCGTGATCTGCCAGCTACCGGCATCTAGGAACGCGAATCCGATTGGTTTTCCTTGAGCGTCTTTCCAGTGGTACCCGGCAGCTCCGGGTTGATCGCTCTTTTCCCAGAGCTCTAGCTGAAACGCCGTCGCGAGCACTGCGCCGCCGCAGAGGATCGTCGGCATCGCCGCATCCCACATCGGGCAGTAATCTTGCTTGAATTGCGCCGAGATAGCTGTCACAGCGGTCGCGAAGTCGTCCGGATGAACTTCGCTGGTCTTCGTCTTGTTTATGAACTGAATGATCATTGGCTGCATTCCTCGTCGCAGGTGAAGTTGACGGTCAGACAATCTAGATTCGAGACACTTTCTGCGGCTGCGCATTTCTCTTCGCAGTAGCTCTGCGGTTTTGGCGGATTCGTGCGACACGCTGTTTGCGCGCGCGTACACGATTCATGACAAGTAGGCGTTGTCGGAGGAGACGGCGACTGCTTGCTGCAACCGACGAGCACGAGTGCGATCAGAGTCCTCTTCATTCGGGCCACCACAGAATGGGCCGGCGTCCACGCAGATCAGCACCTGTGATGCTGATGTCGACGTTGATACCGGCGATGATTTGTTCGAGCGGCGGGATTTGCCAGATTGCGAAACCGCAACTGGGTTCGATGACTCCGAGTGAACCGCCTCGCCAGTAGAGATGCACGTCCGGCAAGTTGAAGATCTCGATCGCTGACAGCGGTTGCGGAACACCGACGTACGCGAGCGGGATGTAGCTGGCGCGCGCGATCTCGGCGGTGAGAATCGTGTCGTAGGCGACAATGTCGACGTGTGTGCCGTTCTGCGCTTCGAAATCGACCATAAAATGTACGCCGGTGGGGATCTCGAGCGAGGCCGCCAGATTCAACAACGATGCGGCTCGAGACTGACCGAAAACCTCGTTGAGTGTGCTCGCAGGCGCTTTGGATAGCGGCAAGATGCCCAATCCAGCGGCGAACAGGTCATCGCGTTCGAGGCCAGAGAGTGTTTCGACGTACCTGCCTACAGCGGAAACTCCCGAATTTTTTAGTGATACAGCGGTTTTTGCCGAGATCGGTGCGAGCATATCCGCCATTACGGTGAACAGAGATGCGTGACGTGCGACACCGACCATGCACGTATGGTAGCATCGTCTGCATGTTTCAGACAGGGTCTCAGATAGGACTCGAATTTGCGCCGCGTACCTCCGACGAATGCAAGCGCCTAGTGGGGCGGCTTTTCCACCCTACGGACCTGCTCGGCGCTTACCGGGATGCGCGCGCGCATTTCGGTACCGGTGACTTGGTACTGGTCACATCTGAGCAGGATCCATCCGGTTTCGAGCCATGGGTGCGCCCCCAGTACGCTACCAAAGTCGCGGGGCTCACCCGCGGGAAGCTACCCTCCTTTTTCGAGGGGTTGGCTGGCGCATCGGCGCACAGCATTGTCAGTCTTCCGCGTGAGTCGGAGGCTTTCTGGCTGGTCATCACTCGACGCCAGACGATTCCGGTAATGGTTGTCATCTACGCGACACCGTTCAAAGTCGCTGTCGGAGAAAACTGATGAGCGCAAAATCGGGTCTGATGAGCGCCTTTGGTGCACTACTCGGAGGAATCGCCGGCGCGGCTGCGGGCCACTACGTTGCGCGCCGTGGCGGCGATATCGGTGGCCCCGTTGAAGACATGATGGTCGCCGGCGGAGCCACCGGCGCCGTTCTCGGTGCGTTCATTGGCGGCGCAGCGGCGGACAATCCGCCACCTCCCGCGTCTGCTCCGCAGCTAGGAAAGTGACAATCATGCAAAAATTGCTCTATGTTTTCGGTTTCTGTTCACTGTTAATCCCTGCGGTTCTTCTCACGACTACCGCCTGCAACCTTCCGCCGAACGTCGCGACCAATGCGATCGCCACCGCGCAAGCCGCCGCACAGACCGCAACGACGCTCGTGAGCGACGCACAAGCCGCGTGGCCCGCAGTCAAGGCGCTCTTGCCGGCGGACAAGCAGGCGGCTGCTCAGGATGCCTTCGACAAGACGGTCTTCACCGCAAATCACGCACTCCTTGCGCTCAACGACGCAATCACTGCGGCGATCGCGGCGAACAATCCGACCTTCGACTTCACGGCGTTACTCTCCGCGCTCGGTGATGCCGCAATGGAAGTGATCGCGGTGATTCAGGAGTTTCGCGGCTTGCCGGCGACGACGCCTGGACCCGCAGCTGCGCCGACACATGCGCCTCCGGAGCTCGATGCGGCGATCACCGACATCAGTCGCGCGGCGTTCAAGCTCAAGTCTTCGAAGACGGGTCTTTCTTCTTCGAAGTAGGTGGCGGCGGAATGGGCGTGCGCAGATCGCGCAGAAACTCTTCGAGTTGACTGTCGAGCTCGCTTACCGCCGCGACCGCAGATCCTTCGCTGATACTTTCGAGCTTGGCCCGGTACGCCTGTACGGCCGGGTGCTGACCGCTTTTCGCTGTCGGAGACGGGATCACAGTGGGGCGTTTTGACCGACGTTCGGTCACCGGTTGCTCCCGAACGCACGGCCTTGAGAGGTCATCTTGCGGATTTCCTCAACCGTATCGTTCATCTTGTTGACGTTGTCGAGTACCTGCTGCTGCAATTTGAGCGCCAGATCCGTGTAGTTTTTCGCATCTTGAATGCGCGCCTCACGTTCGGCAGTGAGCTCCTTGTCTTTGCTCCAGGCGATCCAGCCGAAGACAAATACGACGGCGCCGAGCAATCCCTGCTGGGCTAGCAGCGAAAGCAACGGTGAGACAACTTGCGCCGGCGGGGCATCCACAGATTTGAACTATAGCAGCTTCAAATAGGGACCGGCTGTACGGTATTCTGTGGAAGCCATGCCGGAACTCTCATCAAATCTGGAAACCAGGCTCACTGAATTTCTGGATACTGGGCCGCCGTTGAAGGAAATGATGCATCGGATCGAGAACTGGCAGCTGGCGCATGATGCTGAGCACAAAAAGCTCGAAGAGGAGATGCGTCGAGACACGGCAAGCTACGGATTTCGGCTCAAATCACTCGAGGCTTCAGCCGGACGCGGGTGGGCAGGCGCGGTGCGAATGGCATTGATCATCATGCTCGCGGTCGGCAGCGGTTACGCCGTTCGAGCGGCCTCTATTCCTTCTTCTCCGCTTCAGGCGCACTGATCGCGGGGGGCGGCTCTGTACCGTGTACGGTGCGGGCGAGCTCTTTGAGGTACGAGCCGCGTAACTCGTTCATTTCTTGGCGAATAGCGTTCGCCTCTTTCTCGAGCATCTTGATGCGCCCGGCGAGTTTTCCGTACAGGTCCTCGATGCGTTTGATTCGAGTTTCCTGTAGCTCAGACGGCGTCTTTTGGCGATGCTCGCTCAGGCGGCGCTCCTGCGAGGCAGATAGTAGACGACGAGCGCCCCGCCAACGACTGCGACGAGCGCGATACCGAGCCACGCGGTCGCTTTCGCGGCGTCCTTCGTGCTCTTCATCATCTCTTCGACTTGTGTCGCGAACGACGGAACCGGATCTGGGCGTTGCACCGTGTCGCTTGAACTCGTGACATCTGCTGTCGCGATCTCTGGGAATCCAGGTCCGTGCCATGGTGTCGGTACTGAGACGTCGAAGAGGTACCAGTCGCGCACCGGATCACTGTCGAAGTGCTCGGTCGTGCGCACCTTCACGGTCGCCTTGTTCGAGCTGAGCCATGCGCCGAAGGCGTCGGCGTCCGGCGCGAAGACGTCGACCCAGTAACGCCCCGCCGGGAGCGGATTCTGCGTTTCTTGAGCACCAAGCCCGATCAGACGCTCATCGAAAAAAACTTTCATCGTCGTCTCCGGCGCTTTCGGCCGCGGAAGGCGGACCAGACCTCTTCGAGGAACCATCCGGTGGCGGCTGTTGCTGCGCCACCGACGAGCGCGAGCGAAAACTCCGACGGCGCCGTCCTCGGGACAGTCGCGGTCTCCGCGAGGCCGAACTCGATAGGACGTCCGTTGCGGGTAACTGTCATCGGCGTGCTCTCCAGGAAGCGAGCGTCGCAATGGTCCCGACGGCGAGACTCACCGCTGTCAGTATCGCGATCGTTTTGGACAAAGAATCGGCGCTAGTCGGCGTCGATATCTCCTGCTGAGCATCTCCAACCGGGAGGTAGACGCCGCCTGCGCGAAAACACCCTTCGACGAGGGCTCCTTGTGTGTCGGGCCCCCACACGTGCGGCTCTACGCGGATCACGGCGATGACGCCGGGAAGCGGAAAGCTCTCCGTCGCGCCGAGATCTACGGAGAGATCGGCCGCTGCCGCCATCGCGCGCGCGGCAAGCGCATCCGGAATAGGGCCGTCTACGCTGGTCCAGGGCCGATAGCCGATGAGCGGCGCTATCGACGGACATTGCGCTGCGAGCTCGGGGCCTACGCCGAATTGCGCCATCTCTCGCTCGAAAGTCTACGTGTGTCGACTTGACAGGTCCAGTTACGTAGGCGCAGTATGCCTAAAGCAGTACAAATGTCATGCGACAGGCAGGATGAAAGGCAGGTCAGGTGGCAACGACCAAGCAATTTCAGAAGAAAAGCAAAAAGGTCGAAGTCAAGCTGACCCCTGATCAGCACGAAATGGTCATCAGGCGTGCCGAGAAAAGCGGCATCAGGCTTGCCACTTGGATGCGTGTGGTTTTGATGCAGGTGGCTCGGAGTCAGCCGGCAAATGACGGCTATATCCGCATTCGAGAGCCGGACAGGACGACGGTATGAAAGAGAACCCGCGACAGATGATGGGATTCGAGACCTCTGCCGATCAGCAGGTGAAGATCTCGATGCGAGACTGGGATGCGCTCCGAAGGGCGCTCTGGCGCAGTCGAGTCGGATGGGAAATCGTGATGCGGGCCGCTTCGCAGGTATTGCAGCGATGCGAGCACGTCGAAGGATGCCCCGGCGCGTTCAATGAGACAGAACCATGTCTCGGCGTATTCGGCAAAGACGAGCCCGAGTGCCCAGATCGCGAGACGCGCGCAGATGCGCTTGTAATTCTCAACGCCGCACGCATGTTCGCTCCTACCGATGCCGGACGTGCCGCGGATATGCCGTTCATCGCGCCTAGTCGTGAGTACTACTGCGAAATTCTCTCGACACTCGTGGTTACGCAGCTACAGCTCGAAATGCTGCGCAAAGCCGGCGTCGAAATCCCGGAGCCTTCGCCGGAGATGGTCCCGGAGACGAAGTTGCCACAACTCGAAGCGCGGCGCTTAGCGCTGCCTGAAGCGACCAAGGAAAACACATGAAACTTCTCCCGCAACCGAATCAAGTGCTCGGCAGGATCGCGATTACGAAGACGCAGTCAGACATTATCGTGTCGACTGACCCGACCAAAGGCGTGTCCAAGTTCTTGTTCGTCGAATCGGTTGGCGAAGAGGTCAAAGGGATTCGTCCAGGCGACTTCGTTCTCCCGAGAATTATCAACAACATCTGGCTCAGAGGAGGCCGTCTTCACCGCGGTGTTGTCCCGATCGACGAGATTGTCTGTACGGTACGCGACGTACCGCTCAGCGACTTCGTCGACAAAGACGGTAAGCCGTTCGTAGCCGATGAAGAGGCGTCGGCTGAAGAAGCGAGGCCGTCATGAGCTGCGCTTGCCGCACTCCGGTGCGTCGCGCTCCGTTCGCGGAGGGCGCGACGATAGGACGCCTTCGTATTCGAGAGGCAGTCAGGCCGCGCGCCCCGCGTAACGTCGAGCCAGTTGTGCTCGCCGGCGCCAAGAGCGGCACGCGCTGCCGGCCGTTCATCATCGTACAAAAGGATCCGGATAAGTTCGCGGCGTGCAACGCGCTCGCCGACGAAATCGGGCCGCTCAACGATCCGAAGAAAGCCTTCCGCTTGATCGAGGACGCTATCGGCGACGAGGTCAACGAGGTCTTCGGTGTTCTCATGCTCGATCTGCATCAGCGCATGAAGGGTATGGCTGAAACCGGTCGCGGCGAGCCGACGAGCGTGATGGCACCAATCGGACCGACGGTGCAAGCGGTGCTCGGAACCGGCGCCGAGGGGGGCGCGATCATCTTCCACGTTCATCCATCCGGCATCGAGGCGTATCCTAGTGACGCCGACATCGAGACGACGGAAGCGTTCGCTGACGCCTTCGCGGCCAGCGAAGTGCGTCTTCTCGATCACATCATCATCGGCGGTGATGCGCGTCGTCGTAGCTACTACTCTTTCCGTGAAGACGGGGGGATCTGATGACTCAAATTGAATTGCCGCCGCCATCGTCCAAGCATCCGACGGTTGCGCGGGTCGTTTCGATGCCGCCGTCGATGGCGCTCGGTACCGACGAGGTCGTGTGGCAGCTCGGCGGCACGAATCCGATGAACAACTTCACGATCGTGCGCATGTTCGATGAAGGTGAAGCGGGCGTTGTGATCTACTCGGTAGACAAGGTATCGCTCTCGTGCGCGCGCCAGCGTATCCCGCAGTTCATGCTCAAGTTCGTCGAAGAGGGGATGCGAATCGATCTCTTCATTCGCGAACTCGAGGCTGCCGAAAGCGACGATGAGGATCCGGACGAAGACGAACCGGAGGAAGACGAACCAGAAGAACCTGAAGACACGCCCGCAGCCGGCGTGCAGCCACCAACTACTTGATCATGGCAGCGCGAAAAAGGCGACCGAATGGGCTCGGGGATCTCGACAACGGAAAGTTGTCGACTCCTTTACAACAGGACGAAAGTGACATTCTCGACGAAGTCGGCGCGGAGCGCGACGAAGAGACCGGTGAATTCGTAGCCGACGAGGAAGAAGTCAAACGACTTGGTGCGCTCGATCCGGCTACAGTGCTCGAGAATCGGCGGAAAGATACGATCGTCGGTAAAAAGCGCGCGAATCAGAAGAACGTCACGCTCAACTCGGGTGACGTGCTCGAAAACTATGAGACGCTGCTTAGAATTTGGCCTTCCAATTCGATCATCATCTACGTTCGGCGGCTTACCGGACCGCCGACACAGAATGTGATCAACAACTATCCGCGATCAGGGGTCGAACTCTACACAGCGCTTCTCGGTATTCACGGATCAAGAGAAGTATCCGAGTACGAGGTCAATTTTCAGGACGCGTCGACTCGGCAGTATCGCACCAAGGGGCGAATTACACTGCCCGACACGCGCCCCGCGCCGCAGCAAGGAGCTCCCATGCAGCCGCCGTACGGCTATCCGCCAGGGTACCCACTTCCTCCAGGCTACCCGCCGCCGCCTGCGGGTTATCCGCCTCAGGGGTATCCGCCGCCGCCTGCGCCGCAAGCCGCAGCTCCTGGAGTGCCGCCGCCTCCGCCGGTCGTGCACGTGAACGCGCCACCCGCGCCCGACCTCGGTGCGAATGTCGAAATCTTACGACAGATCTTGTCGCTGGCACAGACAATGCAGCCGCCCGCACCCGCACCCGCACCCTCTGTCGCGCCTCCACAGCCGGTACTCCCGCCGCCTCCCGCGACGTCGGACCCGAACGCGATGCTCGTCTACCTGGTGCAACAACTCATCGCGGCTCGCGCGGCACCGGCACCCGTACCCGTCACGGCGCCAGTTGCTACGCCCGTGCACGAGCCGCCGCAAGGCCCCCCGGGGCATATCTGGGTCGAGCAGCTCCGTACCTGGGTGCCGCTCGAGAGCCTCGCTCGCGCGCTAGCGCCGGCTCCGCGCGGTCCCGGACCGAGTCAAGGGGGTGGCGGCGGATATCCGCCTCCAGGAGGCGCGTACCGCGGACGTGAGGAAGGACGACCTTACTACTCGCAGCCGCCGCCCCAACCGCAGCGGGAGCGGTCGCCCGTCGATCAGCTCCGCGAGGCGGTCACGCTTCTTCGAACTGTCTCAAATTTGACGCAGGAGGTCGGCGAAATACTTCCCGGGGGACGCGAGGAATTAGGGCCCGCGCCGACGCCGACACCAGATGATCCGGTTCGCTTCATGAAAGTCGGCGACATCAACATGGGGTTCGATCCGGAGAGCGGCGGCTTCCGCCCGTGGGAAACGCTTACTGCGAACGCCGACAAGATCATCAAGACGGTCAACGAGCAGATCGTCAAACCGATACAGGAACGTCAGCATCCGCGGTCGTCTCAGCGGCGCGTGCACCCTCCTGTGCCCGGGGTCGTCACGATGATGCCCGGCGACGAGCCGCCGCCAGGGTACGTGGCGGTTCCGGTCGATCAGCTGCCGCCCGCACCTGTCGACGTGCCTCCTCCCATTTCTTCGACGCCAGCGGCCCCACCATGGGGGGCGCCGGTAATTCCCGTCGAAGGAAACGGTATCGGATAACGTGCGCTACCGAATCATGATGAGCATCGAGATCGAGGCGACCGGTGATCGGCAAGCCTTCGAAACGGCGTTGAAGTTGAAGGGGTTGGTCAAAGACAGTCCGATGCTCCAAATGGCGCTACAAGGCGCAGGTATTCAGGTTTCCGGAGATCCTGTCGTACACCAGCCGCAACGAGCCGTAGGGTAGACCGCTCACCGACGCTCGCGTAGGCTAGAAGGGCGACATGAGACAGTATGTCGTCCACCCCGGCGATAGCCCTGCCACGATCGGAATCGCGTACGCGGGATGCCCGAAATGCGCGGTCGATCTCATCAAGGCAAACCCGCACAAGTCGACTCGGACGCTGCCGAACGGATTCAAAACATTCACGTCGCTTGGAGTCGGGGAGGTACTCAATCTCCCAGACAAGTGGCTGGACGGTACCTTAGACACTCGTCCGAAAGCGTACTTTCTCGCGCTTCCCTACGCGGACGGTATTACGCCCTCGACGCTCGGTCTCGCGGCAGCCGGTGTGCTCTCAGACTTCGCAACGCTCGACGAAGCGACGGCGCTTGTAGGCACACTGCCCGGGCTCGATGACGTCTCATTCAGTGCTGCGGTACCCGACACCGCAAATCTGATCGATTCCTCGATCACCAAAGAGGTTGGCGACATGTCCGGCGCTGCGGTGACGCACGCCGAGAATGTGCGCACGAGCACCTCGGCGGCGCGACAACGCAACGCGGACTTGAGCGCCGCGCTCGCGGCTGGTGACGAGGCCGGCGCAACGAAGGCGCGACTCGATATCCAGAACGCGTTTTCGACAGCGATCAGCGACGCCAAGATCGCGCTACAGAGCTACTACGACAATCCTCAGATCGTTGCCAGCACGACAGCGTCGGCGTTTTCGCCCACACTCGTGGCAGCGGCACAAGCGGCGTCGACCGCGATTGCTTCGGATGCAGGCTATTGCGCGTCCGTCGCGCGCACCGGAACATCGGTCAATTCTGCCATCCACGCCTTCAAGACGGCCTGGAACGCCTCGCAACCGAATCCGGTACCGATCAACACTGGCAACTACGAACTGCAAACAGCGGCAGCGCTCGCGAGCGTGATTGGAAGCGCTCCAGCAGCGTGCGGCGCGCATATTGTTGTGTCGCCTCCTCCGGCACCGGTACCGACTGTGCTCGGTCCGATCGCGACGGTTCCGCAGAAGCAACCAATGAGCGCGGCGTCGATGGCAGGAATCAGTTTACTCGGCGCAGGAGCTATCACCGGCGCTGTTTATCTTACGACGCATTCTAACTTTCGAGGCCGACTAGTCCGTAGGATACGAGGATGATCGACAAGCCAGTTCCGGGGGTAAAAACCGACGCGCGATCGCATCCGTCAGGCTTCAAAGGGGCTCGACTGTCGCTCGATGAGTGCGCGCAACGCTCATGGCATGCCCGCATGAGTCCGCGCCTGCGCGCGTGGGTGACGCAGCAGCTCGCGGCGTGTGGCGCATCGCGTGGGAGTCGCCGAGAAAAAGCGCAGTGTATTCTCGATGCGTTTCGCAAGAAGGTGCCGTACATCGCCGACCCGGTGATGGGCGAGTTCATGGCGACGCCGAATCAGTTGCTCTGCCTTGATGAAGGAGGACTCTGTGTCGTGGGCGGGGACTGCTTTCCGGAGGGAACGCTTCTGCTTCGCGATGATTTTTCGTTCGTACCGATCGAAAAAATAAAAATCGGAGAACGGATCTGGGGGAAAGATCGATGGTCTACGGTTACGCAGAAATGGGCCAAGGGAACGCTCCCGATCGATGCGATCGAGATGAGCAATGGTTCAACGGTGCATTTGACGGCCGATCATAAGATATACGTCGGCGCTTGCGAGCACGGCGGTCGTTGTGAACAGGCGCAATGCCGTCAACCGCATAAGCGAATCGTGAATTTTGATCAACGAATCAAAATTGCCGATTTGCGCGAGGGAGACACCTTGCTTCAGCCGAAACGCATCGATTTCGGAGACGGAAACGTAGATCAGGATCGGATGTACGTTGAAGCACTAGCGTTAGCGGACGGATGGACGAAGGCCAGTAAAAATCCAGATCTACCTCATCTCAGTTTCTACGTAGCCGGAAGAGACGGAAAGCGAAAAGAAGCTCAGAAATTAGAGGTAAAAGCAATCTGCGAACGCCTTGGAATCGATACCTACTGGCACGAACGGTACATCGAGATCAAAGATCGCGCATGGGCTTCGCGTATCGCCGCTCTCGGATCAAGAGCTCGATTCAAAGCGCTCGAGACAATCAATTTAGATGAAAGCACAGCAGCTGCTGCTCTTCGTGGGCTAATGGCGGATAGCACACAGAATACCGGTTCGACGCTACGAACTTATTCGACAACTAGCCGTCAGATGATGATTCAGGTTCGAGTTTTGCATCGTATGTTCGGAAAAATGACGAGCGTACGGATGTTGACGCCAGAACAGCACGGAGGAGCCGGAAAGCATCCGCTCTGGCGTGTCGAACAACGCGAAAAATACGCGCTCAACCTGTCTGTTCGCTCGATTGAACGTGCCGTTCGAGAGGTCCCTTGCTGGGATATCTCGACAGACGACCACTACGTGTATCTTCCGGAGCACGATGTGACGGTCAGCAATTGCGATGAGCATGCGATCACGCTCGCAGCGGCGATGATGTCGATCGGAATTCCCGCGATGATCGTCGGTAGCAGTCATCACGATCCGGCTGAGACGCCGACGCACGTGTACATGGCGTTCGAGGACGACATGGGCGAATGGGTCCGAATGGACGGAACGATTCAGCTGCCAGTCGGTAAGGTTTCCAAGTACCGACGCGAGTGGTGGGTCGAGCCAGGCAAGGAAGCCAAAGATACCGGCACCGGTGACTTCGTCGGCATGCGTGACGACCACGGGGACGGATCGCTGTCAGGGCCTCCAAGTCTCATCGATCTCTACTACTCAGGCATCCTATAGCCTGCCGATAGCAGGCTACAGGGCATGCAATCGTCATGTCCTGATTATTTATGTGTGTGCGTATCTCGCGCTACGATCTCTTTGGGTCTGTGTGCGACAGCGACGAACGTAACTGATTAGTTTGGTTGTCGTTTTCGGGACATGACATCGGACACGGTTGATCGAACTCACATCGTGATTACGTGCGCGCCCGAGGCGCACTTTTCTGCCATCGATTGACTCGATGTGTCCGACTTGAAATTCTGTTCGCGTACCGTGACATGGGCCTCTACGACGATCCTTCGGGAGATCTCAGCGAAGCGCGACGAAGCACGCGCAGCGCTGAGAAACGTCACTCGTTGGGGGCGACCGTCGGCGCTCGCAAGAGCTCTTCGGTTCAATCACTGCTCTTCGATCGAAGCGTCTGGACGCCGGCGAAGGCCAAGCAGTGGGCCTCCTCGCACGGGTACAAAAGCGGGAAGGTGGACGTCACCGACCGTTACATCCGAATCCGTCAACTCGATCCTTCGGGGTTCAAGGTCAAGCGCACCATCCCCTTCGGCAAGGACGCCTCGGGCATTCGCGCCGTAATTGTCAGAGAGGAAAGCCAAGGTATGGCAACCGTCAAAGCATCTCGTCGTCGTCGCCGCCGCCACACGAAGAAGAAGACCGCCGCCAAGCGCCCTCGTCGACGCCGCGCGACGCGAAGACACGCGCGTCGTCGCAGAGTGAAGGCCGCTGTCACCGTGAGCGCGCCGCGCCGCCGGCGCCGCCGAGCCGCGAAGGTCGTTCGTCGTCGTCGACGCCGAGTGCACGCGGTTGCCGCTCAGGTTCAAGCACCTCGTCGCCGTCGACGTCGGCGTCGCGCGTCGCATGTGATGGCCTGGCGCGGAGACGCGGAGGGGCATCGCCGTGCGGCGAAGAAGGGGCATCGTCGTCGTAAGGCGCGGCGCGCCCCGAAGCGTCGGCGTCGTTCGCATCGTCGTCGAGCACGCGAGACGGTGATGACCGAGGCCCCGCGCCGTCGGCGACGTCGTCATCGCCGCGCGCGCGCCTACGCCGCCGCCCCTCGCCGTCGTCATCGCCGCATGCGCATGCACGCCTTTACCGGCGGCGGTCGCATGGGAATGGCCGAACTCGCGACGAGTGTGCTCACCGCTGGAATCGGGTTCGTTCTCGCTGACGGTCTCGATCGATTCTTCGCGACGTACAACCCGTCGGCGACGACGGCGCCGCCCGCGGACAAGTTCACGTCGACTGGCGCAGGGACGCTCGGCAACGGGCTCAACGTCGCCACTCGGCCGAACATGTACCGGATCGGTGTCGGTGCGGCTGCGGTCGCGGCGCCGCTCGGTGGCGCGGTGCTCGCGAAGCGGAGTCCGATGCTCCGTTCGGCAATGGAGGGCATGGCGGTCGGTGCCGGCATCAAGTTCTTCTCGATGCTGTGGTCGAACATCTTCGTGCCGCTCTTCACTCCGAAGGACACGTCGATCGGTGGGCTCCAGAAGAGCTACGTCGCTCGGCTGTATCCGATGGAGGTGGCGGCGCATCTCAACCTGCAGGCAAACCTGAAGAACGTCGCGAGCGCAGGCTCCGGCGCTCTCTCCGGCGCGCCGCAGCTCGGGATGGGCGCACCCGATGTGGGTCCGTTCGCGCTCAGCGATCAGTACCCCACAATTCAGCAGAACTGGGGCACTGGCGGCGAGTCGCCGTACCCAGATGCGGCGCAAGCGCTCCGCAGCAGGGCGGGCATGAGCGGGCCCGGTAGCGACTACCCGACCGCGACGCAGGCAATGCGCGCCGCGACCGGGATCGTCGGCTACGAGCCGGGTCCGCCCCCAGGATCAGGTCCCGGCCCGAAGGCGTCGCCGCATACCGATCCGTCCTGCGGCTGCATCGGAGACGATCTGACCATCGGTATGGCCGGTGTTTTCAGCGGCCCCGAAGAGGAATCACCCTTCAATCCCTGAGCCCGTCAACACGAGCGGCGTGATCGAAATGTCACGCCGCTCATCAACAAGAAGCAACGAAGCCAGAAAGTTATACCCGTGTCGGCCCTATGAAACGGCGGGTGGGAGTGCAACATGCCAAGCAAGAGCATCATCGGTTCGGTCACGAAGAGTTACGGAAACGACAAGCCGAAGGTTCGGCGTCCTCAGTTCGGCGGCGGCGTCGAAGCGCACGACATGCGTCCCTCGAAGACGCCTGATGGTAGGGGCGGTTTCCTGGGAGCCGCCGCGGACGCGGCGCAGAAATGCATCCGCTGCAGCTTCGGCAACATCCCCGTGATCGAGGAGGTCGTGTGGACGATCCCTCTCCCGCTCACGAGCGAAGAGGCGCAGTCGACGCTCGGCGATACGGTGAATCTGCTCTCAGGCAGCTCCGCCGTCCCCGGCGTGGCGTCGATCGACTCGACGTTCCTCATCAACGGGATCTTGCAGACCGACATCCTCGCTCAGGGTATCGGCGTGCATGTGTTCCACGAGCCGATGACGTTCTCGACGATCGGTAACGCCTTCGTTGCGCCGTCGACGACGGTTTCGCCGCCTCCTTCGCCGGACGTCTACACGGCGAACGATCTCGTGAATCGCGCAATGAGCACGCAGGTACTCGCCGACGGTTCGAACTTCTCGCCGGCGGTGTTCGAGTTCGGCGTCGATGCCTGGCGCGCCGGGTGGAATTTCATCAACGCCTACCAGTTCCAGTGGAAGACGTCGCAGCGCGAACTCGTTCTCAACGAGCTCGCCGCCGACGTTAGCTACTTCGGTTCGTTCGCAGACGCCGAAGCGAGCGGCACGAGCGAGGTTGCGGTCATCGAGTTCGTGGCCGCGGTCAACGCGCTCTACCGAAGCAAGGGATCGGCAACGATCTTCCTCCCCGTGAACTTCCGTCGCGTGGGCTCAGTGAACTCGACGAGCGGCACGAACAACGTGGGCATCTTCCACCCGACGCGCGATTTCGATCTCGCACCGGTGACGTGGGGCGGTCTGCGCTGGCAGGGGTACGGCTGCCGCGGGCAGATGTACCGCCCGATCGAGAGCCCGTGCTTCCTCGAGCGCGGGATTCCTATCGGTATGCTGTTCGTGGTGCAAGACGCGGTGCACCAGGCCGCGATGCTCGCTGCCGTGACGATCGACAACGATCCTCTCGGTACGAACATCGCTCCGGACGAGAATCTGAACTGCACGACGGCCGTGCTTCCCGCGCCCGCGACGGCGGGTACTCCGACGGCTGGTGCGATCACGGCCGGAGGTAGCAACACGATGCTCGAGCAGACACTCGACTCGACACCGGTGCTCGTCACCCAGTCGGTCAACGTCTGCCGCGAGGTATTCAAGGGAGGCATTCTCAAGCTCGCGATCAAAATCAAGGGTTGGGAGATGCCCGGCGGTTGGAAGGCGTACTGCGCAACCAATCTGCCGACTGTCATGAGCACGACGAGCGCGGGCTGACCCGAAGCAACTAGACGTCCGAAGTTAGTCGAGCGGCGTGGCGAAAGGACAGCGCCGCGCCGCTCGATTCGTTTGAGGAGATTTTTCGATGACTCAGCCGCGTGACGATCAAATCCGCAACCTCGCTCTGTACGCTCCGAAGACAGCGTATGGGATGATCATCGGTGTTCCGCGTGTACCGACGGTCCTCGAGATCCCGATTCAATTCTCCTCGAGCACCGTGAACGCGCCTCCGGTCGTGACGAACCTGCAGAACAACCTGACGCAGGACACCGTCATCGAGCGCATGTCGTTCAAGCTCGCTCAGCAGAACAGTTTCCCCGGGAGCCCGTTCCAAAGCCTCTACTTCAATCAGTTGAAGCAGTCCGGAACCGGTATCGGTGTACAGATGGCCGTTTACGGCGGCCCCAAGTACAACGTCAACGACACGTTCGTCGATCTCGCAACGCTCGCTGACGTGTTCGCCGTGACGTGGCCGCAAGGGTGGCCGCTTCCGAAGCAGAGCAACGTCAAGGTGAGCGCGATACTGCTCGATACGCCGGTCAGCGTTCCGTACAACTGCACGATCACACTGCTCGGTTGGCAATTCCTAGACAAGACGATCGACGACATCTCAGACGCCGATGCGCGCGCTCGTCTGAACAAGCTCGGCATTCAAACCCCTGACTTGAGCGTGCTCCTTCCGCAGAAGTGATCGATGAACCAGCGCACCGCCAACGTGATTCACCTGCAGACGCACCCGGATGGTGTGGCAGGTGGATTGCGTTCGGTTCTCGATAACGGGCGCTTCGAAGTTTTTACGGCGGGCCCGAATCCGGAATTCGGGTTCATCGGCAGCGATCCGTACGGAACAAACAACTACACGGGCCTGGTCGTTCCTCCGATTCCGAGCTCTGCAAACGGCGGCGCGCGGTACCTGTTCATGCTCGCACGGGCGAGCTTCGGCACCGGCGAGCAGAGCTCAGATTATCTCGGCGTGCGGCTCGTCGGTATTCGCCAGTACGCCGAGCTCATTGCCCGCATTCCGGCGGGAAGCGGTCCTCTTGGTAGCGGGCCGCCCGCTGGAAGCACGGTCACGTTTCGCAAGGAGATTCGGAGCCCGCTCTGGCACCCGCCGGACGGCGATATCTCGTGGCACGTGATGATTTTGCCGAAGACGCAGCGGGACACACGTCATCCGGCGAACGCTGACGGGCAGATGTACCAGGACTCGTTGTCTCCGGCGGTTCTGTTTCAAACACCGGTCCCGTACGCACCGCCCAACGCCGGGCGCCCGTGGGGGAAGCCGCTCGCCGGCGCTCTCGGCAACATCCACGAGCTTCGTTACAACTGGCGCGACCGGGACAGCAGCTACGTGCTCGATGTGCCTATCCCGGTACCGTGCGACATCGCGCTCTTCGCAAGCGTGCGCCAGAACGATCCGACCCTCAACCCAGCATTTTCGGACACGAGTGTGACGCAAGCGTTCGCGGCACTCTCGGATGAAGACAAGTTCCTAGTCGCATATCACCAGTACGCGCAGTACGGCGTGATCGCGGGCGGACTCATCTTCGATCAGAACATCGGGAGCTGCGTGCCATGACGAGCGTCGAAGCGGGCATATTCGCCAGCGTTGTTGGCGGCATGATCAACGGCGCTATCGGCGGGTTCGCGGCCGACCACGCCGATCATCCGGTCATCAAGGGCGCGCTCATTACCGGACTCGTATCTGGTGTCGCTTCGGCAATCTGGTTTGCCGGTTTCGGTGCGAAGCAGCAGCAATCGAGCGGACAGGTATCAGGATCACTGGTGCCACGCCAGATCCATGCGAGGTTCCTCTAATGCCTACGCCGGCACAAGCCTACGGCCATCCCGATTTCGTTACGGACGTCCCCGTGCAAGGCCCCACCGACGAGGGAATTCGCTCGAAGGACTGCTTGTACGTCAACACACATATTCCGGCGCAACCCGCGTGCGCCGATTGCAAAGGACCGATTCCTATGTGGGCACAGCAGAATACACCTCACGGCGTAGGCGAGCTGATTTCGTACGGCGGGCACGGAGCGCTCGGCTTCGCGCTCGGCACCGTCAACGATCCAGAAATCTGGAGCAAGTTGACTCCTGATCAGCAGATGTGGGTGACCAACTCGCTGAACACCCTGAACTCGAAGATCATGGCGGCAACCGGATCGAGCTGCCCGACATGGGGGCCAGCCATCAACCTCGCCGGCGGCTGCTTTCAGACGTGGTTCAACAACAACTACGGCGGCGCCAATAGCGGCGTGATGACGCTGCGTACGGATGGCGTCTTCGATCAAGACACGCTCTGCGCGCTCATCACGGTCACTGGGATGCATCAGACCGACTTCCCGACGGCCTTCCCGGATCCCAACAAGCAGTATTGCCAGTCGCCGGGATCGGCAACGGCGACGAAGAAGATTTTGACGGCGAAGATGCTCGGTTTCGGCGCGCTCGGCGTTGTCGGGCTCGGCGGAATCGCTTACGCCGCAATTCACGGCAAGAAGCGCCGGCGCTGAAACGATCGCAGGAAGAAAGGATCAATCATGTCGTTCTATCTAGTGCAGCGCGGTGATTCTCCGGCGAGCATCGCTCGACGACACGGCGTGTCGATAGGGTCGCTGCTCGGCGCAAACCCGCACAAGCCTGTCGTTGCGGTCGGTCAAGTACGAACGTGGCAATCGCTTGGACTCGGCGAGCGCTTGAACCTTCCAGTGGGCGTCGGCGCAATCACGCCAGCGCCGCTGAACGCAGTGCACAAACAGATCAGCATCAACAACCCGGGACCGCATGTCGCGGATGCGGATGTGGCGCTCTGGCAAACCATCGTCGGAGCAACCCCTGACGGTCTCTTCGGACCGAACACGCAAGCAGCGACGAAGGCGTGGCAAGCCGCGCACGGGCTTGCTGCGGACGGCATCGTCGGTCCGAAGACGTGGGCCGCTGCAACGTTGGTGGCCGCTCCAGCTGCAGCCGCCGCGTCACTTCCTCAGATCGCCACGCAGATCTTGTCGCAGCTCCCGTCTATCCCGGGTATCACGCCAGCTGCCGCTCCCGCTCCTGTCCCTACGGCAGCGCCCACCGTAACCCCGGCGGCGCCGGCGGCGGCAGCGATCCTCGCATCAGGAATCGACCCGTGCCTCTCCGACAACGCGCAGATGGTGTGCGCGGCGCAGCGCGTGCTCGGTGTCGCAGCCGATGGCAAATACGGCAACGACACCGCGACGGCGTTGCGGAAGTTTATACCGGGCGCTCCTCCCGGATGCAGCCCACGCCCTGCTTGGTGGACGCCGACGGGACAGAGCAACTGCAACACGGTAGCTGCTGCGCCTTCGCTTCCTTCGCTCCCTTCCCTCCCGCTACCGGTCCCCAGTGCTGCGCCGAGTCTGCCGTCGATCCCGTCGGTGCTTCCGATGCCGTCGACCTCGTCGACGCCGCTCCCGCCGATCGTCCTCCCGACGAACCCACCGACCGTAGTTCCGCTGCCATCGGTGCCGTCGATTCCGTCTGTCTTGCCGACGACGGCACAACCCGGTCCTGTTCAGCCTACGGTGACGGCGCCCGCGAAAGCGGGCATCAGCCCCGGCGTCATGGTCGCGGGCGGTCTCGGCGCCGTAGCACTCGTCGCGATGGTGGCGATGAGCGGAAAACACGGAGGCGGCCGAGCGCCAGCGAGCCGTCGATCAGGCGGCCATAAGGCGCGCCGCACTTCCAGGAAGCGAAGGTAGGCGATGCCCGAGATAGTTCACCAGGAGACGCTCTGCTGCGGGTCCAAACGGTGCCCGACAGTGAAGTTTCTCCATGATGGATCGGTAGTCATCACCGACGATGATACGGAGATCGGATCGGTCGGTACCATCAAGATTAGTTCAGATGCGCTCGATCGCCTCATCGAGTTGCGCGAACAACTGAAGAGGTGATCCTGTGCTAGTCGCCAAACGGCTCGGTAGTGAGACGTATCCGCAGCCGAAGCAGGCGGCGGCTCAGTTCTCTGTCGTATACGTTTCGGATCCTACGGCGTATCACCAGACCCAAGGTAGCCCCTCACTGCTGGTCGTCAGCGGAACGATTAATCTGCAGCCAGGATCGCGCGTGAAGGTCGAGGGGATGGTGACCTTCGTCGGATCTGTCGCGGCGGGTAGAGCGATCCTGTCATCACCGCAAGACCCCGGAGTGATCGGCAACGCTTCTTTCGATGTCGCTCAAGGATCCAACTACAGAACGCTCAATTTCATTGGTTTCACCGACGTGCAACCGGCTGGGCCTTACACGATCGGTTTGTTTCTCGACGTGAACGGCTCGGCAGGAGCGCGTATAGATTCCGCAGGACCGAGTGTGCTCGTGCTCACAGAGATACCTGCGTCCTGATTTAGAAGGGCGGTAAAACACAGTGGCCCACATCGCCGGTAGTAGAGGACGCGTTGTCCACGGTGAAACGTATCCTGATCACAAGCCGCCGCCCGGGGACACTGGTGCCTCTGGCTCTACAGGCCCTACTGGCGCGACGGGCCCGCTAGGTACCGGTCCGACCGGAGCTGCTGGCGTCGCCTCGAACACCGGTGCGACAGGCTACACCGGGAACACAGGGCCGACGGGAAGCACGGGCCCCGCTGGCACCGCTTCAAATACCGGCGCTACCGGGTACACCGGAGCGACGGGTCCGCTCGGAACAGGCCCGACAGGTATCACCGGATCGACGGGGCCCACCGGGCGCACAGGCTCTACGGGGCCTACCGGCAATACCGGTCCCGCGGGCAGCGCAACGAATACCGGTGCGACCGGTTTTACCGGCAACACAGGACCCACTGGTAATACCGGTCCCGCGGGTACTGCCAGCAACACGGGTGCGACTGGCTACACAGGACCCACCGGCAACACTGGACCAGCGGGCACCGCCAGCAACACGGGTGCGACTGGATATACAGGGCCTACTGGATTTACAGGACCGGCAGGCACAGCGAGCAACACGGGTGCGACTGGTTACACCGGAAACACCGGTGCCACCGGCCCTGCTGGCACTGCAAGCAATACAGGTGCGACAGGATTCACGGGTGCGACCGGATCAACCGGATCAACCGGTGCGACGGGCCCTGCTGGGAGCGCGACCAACACGGGCGCCACCGGCGTCACGGGTGCGACAGGTGCAACCGGAACGACGGGGCCTACCGGCACACCGGGCAGCGCAACAAACACCGGTGCGACCGGAAATACTGGCAACACAGGACCAACAGGTACGACAGGCCCTGCTGGCACAGCCGTCAACACGGGTGCGACTGGGCCGACAGGTCGCACGGGACCGACGGGATCCACCGGTTTCACCGGTCCGGCCGGTACTGCAGCCAACACCGGTGCGACGGGTGTTACTGGTGCGACTGGATCAACCGGTCCGGCAGGCAGCGCAACGAACACTGGAGCTACCGGTTACACAGGGCCTACTGGATCGACGGGATTCACAGGCCCTGCGGGAAGCGCAACCAACACCGGTGCGACTGGTTACACGGGTCCGACAGGTTTTACTGGCCCCGCTGGAACCGCCTCTAATACAGGTGCAACGGGATACACCGGGCCCACAGGCGCAACGGGTTCGACAGGCACACCTGGCTCCGCATCAAATACCGGAGCGACAGGCCCGACTGGACCGCTCGGTATCGGTATCACCGGTAGCACCGGTCCTACCGGTGTAACCGGCACAACTGGATTTACTGGGTTCACCGGATACACAGGACAGACCGGTAGTACTGGTCCAGCAGGTACAGCCTCAAACACCGGAGCAACAGGTTCTACTGGATTTACCGGCAACACAGGACCTACAGGTTTCACAGGTCCTGCAGGCACAGCGAGCAACACAGGCGCTACTGGGTTCACTGGAAACACAGGACCTACAGGTTTCACAGGACCAGCCGGCACTTCATCAAACACAGGCGCTACCGGTTTCACCGGAAACACAGGTGCCACCGGCGCGACCGGTGCTACTGGAGCAACTGGCGCTACCGGCGCTACGGGCGCGACCGGAACTCCTGGAACGGCAGCCAATACGGGCGCGACTGGCAACACAGGACCCACAGGAAGCACAGGCAACACAGGTCCGGCGGGCACGGCATCGAATACCGGTGCGACAGGGCAAACCGGATTCACCGGACCCACCGGATCGACAGGCAATACCGGTCCTGCAGGAACGGCATCGAATACAGGTGCCACCGGACCGACGGGGCGCACGGGACCGACGGGCGCGACCGGATCGACGGGCGTCACCGGCGCGACGGGTGCCCCTGGAACGGCCGCTAACACCGGCGCGACGGGGCCTACTGGCAATACCGGTCCCGCAGGCACTGCGGCGAATACAGGCGCGACCGGCAACACCGGGTTCACAGGCCCGACCGGAAGCACAGGACCGGCAGGTACAGCCGCGAACACCGGAGCGACGGGTGCAACCGGCGTTACCGGTGCGACGGGATCGACCGGGCCGGCGGGCAGCGCAACGAACACCGGCGCGACGGGCTACACAGGCTACACAGGTCCGACGGGTCCGACTGGAGTAACGGGAGCGACAGGGCCTACAGGGGCGACGGGGCCCGGCAATTCACCCTCCCGTCTGAACAAGAACATGCCGGCGGCAAACACCTCCGGCGACGGGCAACCCGCCACGGCGACAGCCATGGCAGCAACACCATCGCCCTCGGCGGGAGGCGACGGTGGATACATTTCGGTCGCCGTCAACGGTGTTCTGTACGTAGTAGGCGACGGCACCAAAGTAGGAGTAGCTTGCTACTTCTCCGGCGATGGCGGTGCTACAGCGCGAGCGCTTCAAAATGTTGTCGCAGGCGACATCTTGTACTGGAACGGAAGCGTCGCCGGCTTCGACCTAGTCGGAACGACCGATCGGATCGACTTCCTGTACGACGTGGTGAGCGTCACTACCGGATCAACAGGACCGACCGGAAGAACCGGCCCTACTGGCGCGACGGGATCGACAGGTCCCGGCGGCACGGCAACGAATACAGGTGCGACAGGCGTCACCGGTCCGACCGGAACCACTGGGCCCGCCGGTGCTGCGAGCAATACTGGAGCGACCGGTCCGACCGGACGCACCGGCGCGACAGGTCCAACTGGATTCACGGGACCTACGGGTGTCACCGGAGGTACGGGACCTGTCGGAGGCAGTACTCCAGCGCGTGCGAACAAGAACATGGCCGCCAACAGTACGACTGTTGACGGCCAGACAGCCACAGCGACGGCGATTTCGTTCACGCCAGCGATCTCTACTGGCGGAAACGGCGGATACATCGGCGTCTCCGTGAACGGCGTCGCGTACGTTGTTGGCGATGGCACGAAGGTCGGTGTCGCCTGCTACTTCTCAGGCGATGGCGGCACTACAGCGCGCGCGTTGCAAAGCGTAGTAGCGGGCGATCTTCTCTACTGGAACGGCAGCGTTGCCGGTTTCCAGTTGTCATCTGCGTTCCGGATCGACTTCTTCTACAACGTCAACAGCATCACGACCGGCGCGACTGGCGCGACCGGTTTCACCGGTCCGACTGGGGCTACCGGGGCTCCCGGAAGCGCGACCAACACGGGCGCGACGGGCCCGACCGGCATGACCGGTTTCACTGGGCCCGCGGGGACTGCTGCGAGCACCGGAGCGACCGGCGCGACTGGAACAGCAGGACCAACCGGCGCGACAGGCGCTGCCGGCACATCGAGTCCGTTGACACGTCAACGCTTCATCGACGCAGGCACACTGTCGGCGACGCACACCGGCGCTATCGGACAGCCGTACGCATCGATCACGCAGTTCATGTCGGGTAGAGGCAACGCTTCTATCGCCGACGCTACAGCGAATTACGTCGGATGGGTAATGCCCGCGCAGAGCGCGTACACGGAGAACCCGCTGTTCCCCGCGTACTGCTCTACCGAGCTTCGAGCGAGCTCTTTTTCGCTTGGAGGTACCGGTGCGACCATCAACGGTAGTCTCACCTGGAACAACGTAGCCGTAGCCGGAGCGTTTGCGGCGACGACAGCTACCGCATCCGTGCACAACGTCAACGTGCTGTTCGGAATCACGATAACCGACGACGGGGGCGCACCCAGTTCCGCGTTCTTGTTCAGCGGGGATGCGCTAGACGCGCCACTTCTTGGCACTCTCTTGCAGGGCGATTTCGATTCGCATTCGACGAACCATCTCGGCACGGTGACCTTCCTGAACGCATCCGTTCAAGGTAACATCAACTGCAACAACGTCGCCAACAGTGCCAATCTGTACCTGACTGGCACGAGTGTTTTCGATCTTACGGGAGGCATCACCGCGAAATCGCTGCAAGCCGAAGGGTGCACATTCTCGATAGCGGCGATCACGGTTCAGGACGGAACTACAGGCAGCAAGATCTTCAATTCCCAATTCGATTTGGCGTGCCTGCTCACCGCCGTCGGTGGCAGCATCACGTTCGACGGCCCCTCCTGGCAGAGCTTTCGACAGAGAAGCGGAACTCGCAACGGTTCTACCGCAGTGCTGGTGCAGGGCGGCTACAACGGCGGCGAAGTGCTCGGCGCGCGAATCACGGCCATAGCCGGCAATGTGAACGTGTCGCTCAACGGAACAGGAGCGACGGCAGGATTCACGGGAAGCAACTCCGGAAACCACTATCGATCCGACACGCTGTCCGGCAACTCGAGCGTCACGCTCAAGACGGGCGGCGGCGAGCTTCCGGGCGATACGATTCTGATCACGAAGTTCTTCGATGCGTTCTCGCTCACTGTCAAGCGGAATGACGGGAACACGCTGGCTACTATCGCCGGAGGATGTGTTGGTTTCGTACTCGCGCAATTCGATGGGAGCGACTGGATCTACACAGAAGGAGCCAACACCTCAACGGCGCCGATGTCTCGACAGCGATTTATTGACGGAAATTCGGCGCAAGCAGAAGAAACAGGTTCGACAGGACAACCTTACAAGACGATCGCTTCGTTCATCTCATCGAGGACCAACGTTTCAATAGGAGACGCGACCGCCAACTACGTCGGCTGGATGATGCCGGCGCTCAACGGCTACACGGAGAACGTCAGTTTCCCGCCCTACGCCTCTACGGAGTTGCGCGCCGATTCCTTCTCGCTAGGCACCGGGACACGAGGGGCGATCGTCAACGGCAACTTGACGTGGACCAATCAATCTGGTGCACACGTAGCCGATAACGCTGTCGTCACGGTGCACAACGTATCTGTCACAGGACAGTTCATCGTGACAGACGACGGCGGCGCACCTACGTCTACCGTCATATTCGGAGGCGACGAGGAGGCTTTCGGCGCGATACTGATCGGGGGATTCCAGTCCAACACGACCACCCATCTTGGGTTCGTAAATTTCTACAACACTGAGTTGGGAAATCTGAACGCCGGCAGCGGCGCCAACAGCCCATCTGTACTGCTGTACGGATGCTTGCTGTCAGGCATCGTGACAGCGCAGACGCTAGAGGCGCATGACACCATCTTCGCCGTCGGGTCTATAACGATCAACTCCGCCGGAACAGCCAAGTTCTTCGGTTGTGAGTTCGTGCCTGGAACCAACCCGTCGCTAGTGTGCGTTGGAGGAGCTCTGTTCGACGGACCATCCTGGCAAAGTTTCATCCAAGCCGGAGGAACTCGCAGCGCTAGCACCAAAGTACTGGTGCAAGGCGGTCGCGACGGGGCCACCGTCGAGGGAGCGCTCATCACCGGAGACACGAGCGTCTCATTGAACGGCAACGGGGCTAGCCCTGGCTACAGCGGCTCCAACTCTGGCAACCACTACTCTTCAGTTGGCACATTGCTAGTCAACTCCACCGTCACGCTCCTAACAGGCGGCGGCGAGTTGGAAGGCGATACGATACTGATCAGCAAAACGACACCGACTGCGGCCTCTCTCACTGTACGAAACAACGCCCTAGTCGCCGTCGCATCGATCGATCCGAACAAGCGCGGATTCGTTCTCGCGCGTTATTCGTCCGGTGTGGGCGACTGGATTTTCGCAGAGGGCGGCGTGATAAACTGAAGGATGCAAAATGGCCGAGCTAGTTGACCAGCGCCAGTTGTCGTTGACCGGTTTGACAGGATCGACCGGAAGCAGCGGCACAGGCCCTACCGGGCCCACCGGCAGAACCGGCCCTACTGGAGCGACAGGAAACACCGGAGCGCCTGGATTCGCCACCAACACCGGTGCTACTGGGCCCACCGGAGCTACCGGGCCCGGCGCGCTGCCGTTGACACGTCAGCGTTTTATCGACGCCGGAACAGCAGCGAGCGTGCATAACGGATCGTACCCACAACCGTTCGCTTCGATCACGCAGTTCATGGCATCGCGAACGAATGTGTCGAGCGATGATGCCACATCGAACTACGTGGGATGGCTGACACCTGCTGCGGGAGCGTACACAGAGAGCGTCATTTTTCCTGCTTATTGCTCGACTGAGTTGCGAGCTCCTTCTTTTTCTCTGGCCCCATTGGGTGCTGTATTGAACGGAAGTGTTCTCTGGCAGAACACCGGTGGCGCTATCTCTCCGTTTCTCGGAGCGACGGCGTCTATGCACAACGTCAGCGTACTTTTCGGGATCACCGTAGTCGATGATGCTGGCGCACCTATATCTAACTTCTCATTCAGCGGAGATTCTGTATCCGGACAGCTTGCCGGTGCGGAGATTGCTGGAAACTTCATTTCGAGCGCCTGTTCCAGACTTCGGCAGGTCTACTTCCTCAACGCTGCGGTAGTCGGTGACATCGACTGCGGTACTAGCTCAGACAGCGCGTTCCTCAACATGCGTGCGAGCTCCGTGCAAGGGAATGTTACCTGCAACGGATTGTACGCGGACGGCGTCACATTCGAGTCGTCATCGATAACGAGTTCGGCGTCAGCGCAGGCTACATTTCAGAATTGTGCGTTCGAGGGACCAACGCTCAACTGTCCGGCGGGATCGTTGTTTGACGGCCCCTCCTGGCAGAGTTTCGTCTCTACAGGAGGGTTACGCACGGCTGGGTTCGCTCTCGTCACGGGCGGATACTCCGGAGCTTCAGTAGATGGCGCTAATCTCAGTAGCGGGTCATCTAGTGTTTCGTTGAACGGTCTCGCTCCTGGCACGTCGCCCGCTTACACCGGTGTAAACTCTGGGAATCACTACACTGCGCCGACTTTGACAGCGCTTAGTTTTGTGACTCTGCTTACCGGTGGAGGAGAAAACAACGGCGACACGCTGATGATCACGAAGCAGGACACGTCTCGCTTCGGATTTTCGATCCTGAACAATTCAGGGCAAATCATCGGACTGATTCCCGCAGGAAGCAGCGGTTTCTTCCTAGCCAAATTCAACGCCTTTCTAGGAGATTGGTTTCTCGAAGAGTGCGGCTCTCAGAGCGGTGTTCTATCTCGTCAAAAATACATCGATGGTGGCACGCAAGCCGTGCTCCGAAATGGCGCCATTTCGCAGCCGTACCAAACGATCACGGAGTTCACATCCGTTCGCGGAAACGCATCCGTAAACGATGCGACAACAAACTACGTCGGCATCGTAGTGCCTGCCATCAACGGGTACTCGGAAAATATTTCCTTCACTCCGTACGCATCAACAGAGCTTCGCGCAGAATCTTTTTCGATTCCGTCCGGCACCCGCGGCGTGATTCTGAACGGTAATGCTACGTGGCTCAACTCCGCTGGCGCGAATGTCGGTGTCAGTCCAACCGTCGCTATCCACAACATCTCCGTTGGGGGAACGTTCACTGTTTCTGACGACGGCGGCGCCCCGACATCGACCGTGATCTTCGGCAGCGACGAAATTCCAGGCGGCGTGTTCTTGAGCGCTTTCGACGCCACCGGCGCCAATCATCTTGGAAGCGCGCAGTTCTACAATGCCGAAATCGGTAACTGTAATGCGGGCAACGGCGCCAGCGCCCCATCTGTCGTGCTTACTGGATGCACGATGTTGGGTGTCATCACGGCCGGATCTCTGAAGGCGACAGACACGCTGTTCGCGGTCGCGTCGATCACAGTCAAGACGGGCGGCGTCACACTGTTCTCCAACTGCACGTTCTCTCCCGGTTCCAATCCGCTTTTGACTTGCACAGGCGGCGGTCAGTTCGACGGCCAATCGTGGAGCTCGTTCATCGCCGCCGGAGGCACGCGAGCTGCAGGTACATTCGCGCTGGTCACGGGCGGATACAACGCCGCGCCTATCGAAGGCGCTACGTTGTCGGCGACGGCTGACACTAGCGTGTCGTTGAACGGGAACGCAGCGGGGACGACGACCGGGTACACCGGTAACAACTCGGGGAATCACTACACGTGCTCCAACTTGACGGCGAACCGAGCTGTCAAAGCGTTGAAGGGCGGCGGCGAGATGAACGGCGACACATTGCTGATCACCAAGAACGGCCCCTTCGCATTCGATCTGTCGGTGCAGAACTCGAGCGGCTCTACCGTCGCTGTTTTGCCGTCTGGGTTCCGGGCGTTCGCGCTTCTGCAATTCTCGTCACTGGCTAACGAGTGGCTGTTCGTCGAGGGAGGGCAACTGTCGTGATTCTCGTCGAGTTAGGGCTCATCGGGATCACGCTCATCATCTCGCGAGGAACCATTTTCTACTGGTTCCAGCAGCGCTGGCCTACGTTCATCAAGTGCGCGCAATGTACCGGAATGTGGGTCGGCATGGCTGCCGGCGCCGCCGGTCTCATGCAGACCGGGCATGGATTGATGTTCGACGTCGCAGCCGTCGGAGGGGCAACCAGTTTCCTGTCGCTGCTCGCCAATGCTATCCTTATTCGGTTGCTAGAAAAGTAACGGAGGAAAAACATGCGACGCAAATTGAAAAATCTAAAACACAAGAGCGGCCACTCCGAGAACGGATCCCCCCGGCAGCTGATCGACGAGATGGTCTACCGCGAGCACGCGAATCTAGTCGCTTCGATCTCGCCGCCTACTTTCGATCCGAAGTACAGCGGATGGTCGAACGCGAGTCGTCCGCGCGACTTCGCGATCTTTCCGCGGTCCAATCTCGGCGCAGGTCCTGGGTAGAACGCCGTTCGACATCCGAACCGGAGGATAGAAACCCGTCATGCCGAAAATCGCAGGATACAGAGGGAGTCGTGAGACGTACCCTGACACTCACCCGAATGCCGGGGGAGGCACTACCGGGCCGACCGGCAACACGGGTCCTGCGGGCGGCCCGACAGGACCGACGGGTAACACGGGCCCTACCGGTGCGACGGGCCCGACCGGATCGACAGGGCGCACAGGCTCCACGGGTCCGACAGGACCAACAGGATCAACCGGTACAACGGGCCCTGCGGGTACTGCCACGAACACCGGCGCGACGGGCGTCACCGGATCAACGGGAGGTACCGGATCAACGGGAGCGACGGGCCCCACTGGTACCGCCGGCGCCGGGCCCGCGCCGCTCCAGGCGGTTAACGGCGCACCGATCAACTGGGGTTCAGACACGCTCGTGCATCTGGTCGCATCGCTCCCTACGGTGCCGATCGGCGCAAGCGGGATCGCTGTTGTTGACGTTTTCCTGCCTATGCAGGTGAATCAGTCCGACTACGGGGGAATGCAGCTGATCGTCACGGTGGACGGAGTGACCTTCGAATCGATCCCGCAAACGCTGAACTACACGCAATCGATCGAAGGGATATGGCCGACCAACCTTAGTTGGGCAGGAGTCGTATCTGGGCTCTCCCCCGGGAATCACTCGTTTTCGATCAGCATCCAAAATCTCACCGGAGGGGTGTTCAATACCGGTGTTGTTCCGACATCGCCGGTCGCGCGCCTCATTGTTCAGCCGAAATAGAGGACGATTTGACAAGCGCGTGACGAACGTCATAGCTTGTCACGATGCGTCTTACGCAAGCTGACATCGACAGCGTCGACCTCGAGCGGCTTCGACCGTACGTAGCGAGCCCGGAAGAGTTCTTCGGAAAGCGCGAGCATTACAAGCTGCTTGCCCACCTCACGACACTGCTTCCGCCGGGCGCGACTGTCGTCGACATTGGCACGCATAGAGGAGACTCTGCGTTGTCGCTTTCTTATAGCCGTCACCTAGTCGATACTTTCGACGTAGTCGACAAGACGAGTTCTCGCGGAAACGATTGGAACACCTACAAGAGCGCGTTTCATCTCTCTGCGCACATCGGCGATCTGTTCGATCTGAAGACGCGCGAAGCGCACAGAAAGACACTTCTCGATAGCCTGCTCATCGTCGTCGATATCGATCCGCACGAGGGCACGCGCGAACTCGAGCTCGTTGAGTGGCTCCGTGATCACGACTACGGCGGCATCATCGTTCTCGACGACATCTGGTACTTCAAACAGATGCGCGACAACCTCTGGAGTCGCATCGAGTCGCGCTTCAAGACGGACGCGACGTCGCTCGGACACTGGTCTGGTACCGGTATCGTTTCGTTCAAACAACGCGTCGAGATTGAAGGCGCTCCTCCACCCGCCGACAACTGGACGCTTGTTACGGGGTACTTCGATCTCACGAAGGCGCCTGATGCGAACGACGCCATCAAGGCGCGTCCAGCCGAGCACTACATCGAACAACACGGTGGAGGAGTGCTGGGACTCGACAAAAACCTGATCGTGTTCTGCGAGCCGGAACTCGAACCCAAAATCTGGGCGATGCGGCCGAAGTATCTCCACGAGCACACGCGTGTCTACACGCAGTCATTCGAGGACTTCCCGCTCACTCGAAACAGAGATCTGATCAAGCTTCATAGAGGAGGCGCCTGTCCGTCTGATCCGCGCAACACGGCGTCGTATTACCTGTTCTGCATGGCGCGCTACGCAATGCTCAAGCGAGCAATCCGCGATGCGCCATTCAAGTCAACGCACTACGCTTGGATCAACATCTGCATCGAGCGTATGGGTTTCAGCAACCTCGCGCATCTCAACGAGGCGCTCGGACTCAACCGAAACAGGTTCTCTACGTGTTGGATCGACTACGTTTCAAAAAATCTCGTAGAAGACTTGCCCAGGTACTTCGACGGGAGTGCCTGCTTAGGACGTTGCTCGATGTGCAGCGGTTTTTTCACCGGGCGCCACGATCACATGCGATTCGCTTGCGACGAGATCGAGAACGCATTCTTTGATTGTCTGCTGAACGGGTACGGGCACGCCGACGAGCAACTATTCCCAATCGTACATTACCGTCACCCGGAGCTGTTCGACTGGTACATCGGCGATTACACCGAGATGATCACCAACTACGCCGCGGTGCACGAACACCCGGAACGTCCGTTGCGGACCCTGATCACCAACAGCTTTGCCGCCGACGATAAGCAAGTCTGCAAACGAGCTTGTGACATCCTTCGGGAGTCTATCGAGGCGGGGCACTGTCGCCTTTCACCTGACGATCAAGCCCAATTTGATATGATCAGTTATGCCCATCGTGATGGTCATCCCCCCGAGCTTGTTCCTGCTCGATGAGCGCGTGTTCATGTCGCTCGGCATCTTGCGTGTCGCGGCCAGTCTCGAGAGTGCCGGGCATCGAGTGGAGATGCTCGACCTGAGCGGTGTCGAGAACTTCGAAGAAGTCGCGGCTCTACACGCTGCGAGTACGACGGCCAGCGCTGTCTGCATCACAGTGACGACGCCACAACTGCCAGCAGCGGTCAAGATCGTGGCGGCAATCAGACGAGCGGCATCGCACTTGAAGATCATCGCCGGCGGGCCGCACATCACGCTCGTGCACTCTGCCGTGAAGCTCGAACGCAAGAGCTCGCGAGTCGGGCGCGCGCATCGGGCGCTCGACAAGCTTCAGCAGATCTTCGACGTGCTCGTGTCCGGTGACGGGGAGCTCGCGATCTTTGAAGCGCTCCGTGTGCCGAGCGGCGTCGTCGACGCAGACGTCCCGAACGGTGTGTTGTTCTTGACTAACAAGGCGTACGATGAGCTTGCGTGGCCAGCGCGTCATCTTGTTGACGTTGCAAGTTACAAGTACAGCATCGACGGGTTCAAGGCGACGAGCGTGATCGCCCAGCTCGGGTGCCCGTTCGGCTGCGGATTTTCATTGACTGGTGACGCGCTAATTTCCATCGAATCAGGGTTCAAGAGACTGAGCGAGCTAGTTGCCGGCCCCGGCGCAATCGAGCGCTGCGCGCATGGCGGCGCGGTGTGCGTGCACCGTGTCTCGAAGAAAGTGGCTACGCATCAGGGATGGTCATCTGGTGTCGAGGTTGTCGACGAAGGTACGCGTCCTGTCTACGAAGTTCGTACAGAAAACGGGCTGCGACTGCGCGCAACGGCCGAGCATCCGTTCATGGCGGTCTCCGGGGACGATGTCGTGTGGCGAGACGTGCGAGACCTGCGAACAGGCGACTGGTTGGTTATGCAAGAGCCTGAGATGAACTGGCCGAATGAATACGTCTCCCTGCCCGCCCCAGAATCGCTCCCGGAGATCCCGCGCGGCGGTTTCGAACGCAAGAAGCATCATCGGACGCCTTCAAGAATGACCCCAGATCTAGCCTGGTTGACAGGGTTCATTGTCGGCGACGGATGCTTGCCGGCGGATCGGCGTCCGTCGGTTCACATCTGCGTGACTGTTGCCGTCGCGGAAAAACTCGAACGCATCGTCTTGGAGCAATTTGGCGTTCGGCTGTGCGTCAACAGCTCGTCAGTTACCGGCAAGATGCGCCACGGGTGGATACATAGCCGCATCGTTTACAACTTCTTCGCCGATGTGCTCCATATGGGCGCGGGCAACAAGCTCCACGTCCCAGAGCAAATACTTCGTTCGCCAAGGGACGTGATCGAAGCGTTTTTGAGAGGGCTACTCGATGCGGACGGATACAACGATGGCCGGTCAGAGTATCTGACCACGGTTTCGTGGGATCTTGCTCGAGAGGTGGCAAATGTATGGTTGATGCTGGGTCACGTTCCCTCGATCAATGAGATCTCGGGGCCCGACTATTCACCGGGGACGTGCTATCGCGTACAAACATTTAGGAATGACCGAATTCCAACTAAGAAAGCGCTGTATCGGTCAACCAAGTCGGGCTCTTGGTATTGGCGCACGCCGCGCGATAAAACACACTTCCTAGGTATTCGCAGGCGTACGCTACGCGAATCAGGGTTGACACACCCTCTTGATGTACCGGGTCGTCACTACGTACGTGTCGAGGCGATCACGCCTGGCGTTCCTGAGCGTGTGTACGACCTGCGTGTTCCTGGTGCGCATTCATTCTTGGCAGACGGCATCGTTTCGCACAACTGCGGCGGTCGGAACACTGCGATGCTCCGACGTATTCGCACTAGATCGACGGAGAACATCGTCGCCGAGATCGAGCACTTGCACCGCACTTACGGCTTTCGCGCATGGATGTTCTACGACGACGAGCTCAACGTCAGCAAAACCTTCGTCGAGCTCCTACGCGCGCTCACAGCGTTGCAGGAACGTCTGGGGCAAGAGTTCCGGTTCCGCGGGTTTGTCAAATCGGAGCTCTTCAACGCAGAGCAAGCAGAGGAGATGCAGCGCGCCGGTTTCCGGTGGCTCCTCTGCGGCTTCGAGGCGGCCGATCCGCGCATCCTCGAGAACATCAACAAACGCGCAACGCTCAAGGACAACGACCGTGTCATCGAACTCGCGCATAAGCACGGACTCAAGGTCAAGGCGCTCATGAGCGTCGGGCACCCGGGCGAATCAGAGACGACCATATACGCGGTTCGCGGATGGCTCACGTCGCGCGCGCCAGATGATTTCGACGTTACAACGATCACGACCTACCCGGGCACGCCGTACTACGACGAGGCCGTACCGCACGAGAGCGCATCCGATGCGTGGACATACACCGCGCGCACCGGCGACCGATTGCATTCGCTCGACGTCGATTACACGCAAGTCGCTGACTACTACAAGGGCGCCCCCGACAGTTATTGCTCGTACGTGTGGACCGACTACATTTCGCGCAAAGGGATCGTAGAGTGCCGCGACAATGTAGAACGCGACGTGCGCGCGGCGCTCAGTATTCCATTTAATCCCAGTGCTCCCGGAGTGCGCTACGAGCACAGTTTCGGACAAGGAAAACTGCCTGAGCGAATTCTTCGGGAGAGCGCATGAAAGCGCTATGCTTCGTTCTGGACTCGGATCCTCCGGTACACGGTTGGGCAGAGACGTACGAGTATCACCGCAGCGTGTGGCGTCAATGCATTGATGTCTGCCGCGAGCGATGTCCGAATATCGACATCTTCTTCTTGCGGTCAAATCCGGACCTGAGTGTCGCGTTGAAAATAGCCGACAACTCGGTAGAGGTTCGCGGCCCGGAGAATTTCGACACAGTCTTACACAAGATCCAAGAAGGTATCGGCGCGCTGCTCAGCGGCCACGACTACGTCATCCAGACAGGACTCTCGTCAATGTGGGATTTCCCGCTATTCGAACAAGAACCTGTTCGAAACGGCGTGTATGCGGGGCACGTTATCGAGAACCGATACATCTCCGGCGCCGGCATCATTCTGTCGAACAACGCCGCTAGGATCGTCTCCGAGTACCGGGATGCGCCGTCGTCAGGTTGGCAGGACGAGGCTATCTCCGACATTCTTAGCGCCCATCAGATACACCCAGAACATCGCGAGATGTTCTCGTACAACTACGCTCACGGGCCTGAGCAGCTCGAGACCAGGAGACATCTATGCTACAGAGTTCGGGACTACCACAACTCGTACCGAGTGACCGAGCGCGAAGTAATGGCGCGCATCTTCAGCAAGATATACGGGTAACTCTCGTCACTGGATTCTTCCGGCTCCGAGATCGATCAGTCGACGAGGCGTTACAGTTTCAGCTGTTCGCGCAACTAGCTGCGTGCGGGCTCGACATCTTGCTGTTCCTTGATCAGGCGTTCATGGATCGCGCTCCGAAGCTATCGAATGTGCGCGTGATCCCGACGACGCTCGAGCAATTATGGGCGTTTCGGTGGGCTGACGGTCGCGAGATCGATCTGCCAGCGGCGCGCGAACCAACGAAGGACACGCGCGACTTTTTGCTGCTTCAGAACGCCAAACTCGACATGCTATCGCTTGCAGTTTGTCTCGATGATTCGTCTCACTTCGCATGGATCGATTTCGGCGTAATGAAGATCGTGCGCGATCCCGTACGCTTCTGGAGAAAGCTGCGTACTCTCCGACCGGCGGCGTCCTGCATTATGGCGCCCGGCTGTTGGGATCCGCGTCCCGATCACGACAACGATCACGTTAATTGGCGCTTCTGTGGCGGTTTTCTCCTTGCTGACCGCGCTTCGATTTTACCTCTCGCTGAACGAGCCAGAGCTTTCTTAGAAGAGACAGAGAGCCGGTTAACGTGGGAGGTCAATGTCTGGGCCGAACTCGAAAACCGCGGGCAGCACTTCGATTGGTACAAGGCCGATCACGATGACACGATACTCCCGAGCTCGGTTCCACGTATCTGTCTCGTCATGATCGTCAAGAACGAGAGCGCTATCATCGAGCGCTGTCTCGCGTCGGCGTTGCCGCACATCGACACTTGGTGCATCACGGATACCGGCTCGACGGATGACACCGTGGCGAAGATAGAACGATTTTTCGAAGATCGCGGCATACCGGGGCGAATCGCGCGCGCGCCGTTCGAAGATTTCGCGCAGGCGCGCAACGCTTCTCTAGACAACGCGCGCGCGATGCCCGACTGGGATTACGCGCTGCTCATCGATGCCGACATGGTACTTCGCGGAGCGATCGACAAAAAATCGCTGACCGCTCCTGCGTACAAGATCGTCCAGCACAACGGCAATCAGGACTACATGAACGCGCGCATGGTCCTGCGTGGAGCCCCAGGAATCTATTTCGGAGTGACTCACGAGTATCTGTCAACAGCCGATCCGGCGGATCTCCCTGGGATCGAGATCGATGATCTAGGAGATGGTGGGAGCAAATCAGACAAGTCTGATCGCGACGTTCGGCTGCTCTTGAAGGGGCTCGAGAAGGAACCGCTCAACGAGCGCTACATGTTCTACCTCGCGCAAACGTACCGCGAGCGCGATCAGCCGCATCGCGCCATCCCGTGGTATCGGAAGCGCATCGAGCGCGGAGGATGGGATGAGGAGATCTACTACTCGCACTACGGAATCGCGATTTGTTACAAAGATCTCGATGACGAGGCGAAGTTCATCAGAGCGTGCTTCGAGGCGTACAACTACCGACCTTGGCGAGCTGAGCCGCTTCAACTGCTAGCGACGTACTTTCGCGAGAAAGGAAAAAACGAAAGCGCATGCCTCATCGCGGAGGCACAGGCGCAAATCAAACGCACTGACGAGCAACTGTTTTTAGATCGAAATGCTTACGATTATGGAGCCAAGAACGAACTGTCGATTGCCGGATTTCACAGTCGAGTGCCGAGTCGTCGTGCGGCTGGATACAAGGCGTGCTCCGAGCTCACAGTGCATCCGGACGATTTCATTCGTACCCAGGCTCGCAAGAACTTCACGTACTACGCGAAGTCAGCGTTAGAGCTCTTTCAGGCTGACGTACGTCCGATCAAGTGGATGCCGCCGGAGCCCGGCTGGGCGCCAATGAACCCGTCCGTCTTCGTTGGTATCGGCGGTGAGCCCGGCGGAGACGGCAAGCGCCGTCTCGTTCTCGTGCGAACAGTCAACTACGTCGTGAGTGACGGCCAGTATCCGACAAATGACGGCAGCGGCATCATTCGCACGAAGAACTACGTCGTTGAAATGGACAACAGGTGGCGTCCGATCGTGTCGACGCTGGTCAGAGACATGACAGGCATCGCGAAGAACAATTTTCCTGTCGAAGGTTTTGAAGATTGTCGCTTGTGGGCGAACGACGAGAATTACGTCGTCTCCACGACCGTTCGCGATTTATGGGACAACGCGAACGGCCATTGCGAGATGGCTATCGTGGAGCTCGACGAGGCATGGCGCGCAGACGATCTACTCGTAATTCGCGACTACCAACACGAGAAGACGCAGAAGAACTGGATGCCGATCGTCGGAAGACCGGGCGCATTTTTGTACCTCTGTCATCCGACGATCGCAATCGAAGTCGCGAACAATGGTCGTACCGTAGAGATCGCGCGTCACCTCAGCGCAGGAAGAACGGAGGACAGTACACCGATCTCTCTCATCGATGTGCGCGGCGGGTCACAACTCATTCCTCATCGTGACGGTTGGATCTGTCTCGTGCACGAAGTCGCATGGCGCCCCGAACGCGTCTACCTACATCGTTTCGTGCGCTTCGACGCCGCTTTCAAGATCGTCGCGCTCAGCGATCTGTTTTATTTCCAGCGTGTTGGCATTGAATTCTGCGCAGGACTTGCGCGGGACGGTGACAGACTGGTTGCCAGTTTCGGCGTGAACGACGCTTCAGCGCATTTGGCTTTTTTCGGTGTCGAATCTGTCGAAAACGCCTTGAAATGCCTGTGAACCCGTTGTGGCGGTTACGACCTCGAACTGGTACTGTCAAGCAGACAAGAAGAGGTCTAGAGCATGCCGCACGGCTACGGTAAGAGAACGGTTGCCTACGGGGCTTACCCCGAACGTCCTCCGAGTGCGGCAGGCAGCACGGGCGCTGCTGGCGCCACCGGAAGCACTGGACCGACTGGAAATACTGGCCCCGCGGGTGTCGCGTCGAACACCGGCGCGACGGGAAACACCGGGCCGACTGGAGCAACGGGACGCACGGGGTCTACCGGGAGCACCGGTGTAACCGGTCCTTCCGGAGGCACCGGAGCGACAGGACCGCTCGGAACAGGGCCGACCGGTGCGACCGGATCGACGGGCTCTACCGGCGGCACCGGAGCTACGGGTCTGACAGGCGCAACGGGCGCTGCTGGCGCCGCCTCGAACACCGGTGCGACGGGCGGCACCGGAGCGACGGGTCCAACGGGATCGACGGGTGCCGCGGGCGGCGCGGGCACGCCTGGCGCTACGGGTGCGACGGGAGCAACGGGCGCGACCGGCGCAACGGGAGCCGCCGGCACCGCCGGTGCGACAGGCAGCACCGGTTCTACGGGAGTGACGGGAGCGACCGGCGCCACCGGCGTGACGGGGGCTACCGGAGCGACAGGCGCTACTGGACCTACGGGCGCGACGGGGGTCACCGGAGCAACGGGAGCCACTGGTACCGGGCCTACCGGCAATACGGGCTCTACCGGATTGACTGGACCCACCGGATCGACAGGTTTCACAGGGCCTGCAGGAGCAGCGTCGAGCACCGGCGCGACGGGAGGTACCGGGAATACCGGACCTACCGGATCGACAGGTCCCGCAGGTGCCGCATCGAGCACTGGTGCGACGGGTCCTACAGGACCGACGGGCGCGACGGGTAACACCGGAGCGACTGGGGCAGCGAGCACCGGTGCAACTGGAGCGACAGGGCCGACCGGCAACACTGGACCTACAGGCGCCGCCGGCACTGGCGGCAGCACGGGTCCTACCGGTCCTACAGGGGTGACGGGCGCCACTGCAGGCACCGGACCGACCGGCGCCACCGGTCCCGCAGGCACCGCTTCCGGCACCGGCGCGACGGGTCCGACGGGCCCTCAGGGAGACCAGGGCCCCCCTGGTGACGACGGCCCTCAAGGGGACACAGGACCGACTGGTGCAACCGGTGCGACGGGGCCGACCGGAAAAACGGGACCGACAGGGACAGCGGGTACCGCGACGAACACGGGTGCAACGGGGCCGACAGGCCCAACCGGAGTAACGGGAGCGACGGGTCCTACGGGAGCGACGGGCGCCACTGGAAACACCGGCGCTGCAGGCAGTGCGACAAACACCGGCGCCACCGGATCGACCGGCGCAACAGGACCGACGGGTGCGACGGGACCGACAGGCAACACGGGCCCCGCAGGGAGCGCCACGAACACTGGAGCAACAGGACCGACGGGCCCTACCGGATCAACAGGAGCAACGGGGCCGACAGGGAATACGGGTCCAACCGGAACAGCGGGCAGCGCCACGAACACCGGAGCCACTGGCGCAACGGGCCCAACGGGACCAACCGGCAACACCGGGCCCACTGGACCTACGGGCAACACGGGTCCCGCAGGGTCAGCGACGAACACCGGCGCGACGGGGCCTACGGGACCGACAGGCAACACCGGCAATACGGGACCAACGGGCAACACCGGTCCTACCGGGCCTACGGGCAACACAGGTCCAGCAGGAAGTGCCACGAACACGGGTGCAACTGGTCCCACCGGTGCGACCGGACCGACGGGCGCGACGGGGGCTACCGGTCCGAGTGCGATCGTCAACGAAGTCAACGCAGGAAACTCTGGCACAGCGCTCACTGTCGACTTCACGCAAGGCGCCAATCAAAAAGTGACGATGACAGGTAACTGTACCTTCACGTTCACGGCGCCCTCGCAACAGCGCCACATTCAATTGCGAATGCTGGAAGGTACCGGCGGATTCACGCGCACCTGGCCGTCCCCTGCAGTAAAATGGGCCGGCGGCGTCGAGCCGATCTGGGTCACGACAGCGAACGCGATCAACATCGCAAACTTTTACTGGGATGGCACCAACTACTGGGGGGCCGGACTTACCGGTTTCGCGTGATGGCGAAGCAGACGCCATACAGGATCGCGGGACCTGTCAGACTTCAGACGGACATCACCACGGTCTATTCGGTTCCTTACAATTCGAAGGCAACCGTCAATTCAATTCAGTTCTTCAATCAATCAGGATCACCGAGAACGGTCACGTTCGCGCTCGGCGTGGACTCGGGTCAGACACGTGTCTACACAGAGGTGATACCAGCGAATGGGCAGCTAAACTTCAGAGTCGGTTACGCGCTAGAGGACAACGGGGAAATCCAGGCGTCCGTTGATCTCAACTACGCCGTGATGATGACTGTGAACGGTACCGAGCTCCTCGGGGACCAAACTGGCCTTCCAATGCCTGGGATATCCGGAAATTGGGTGCTCGTATTTCAAGATGACTTCGACGGACCGGTTAACAGTGCGCCCAATCTAAACAACTGGGGGTACTGGCTAGACGGACAGATGCGCAATGCCGCTATCAACAGTTACAAGAACACGTTCTTGGACGGATCAGGAAACTTGCAGCTGCGAGTCACCAACGCCGATATCGGATACGGAGCCGGCGTCATCACAGCTGGAGGACTGACAACCGAAACACTGAAGATATTCGGAGTCGGTTGTTATTTCGAAGCTCGGTGCAAGATCACGTCTGGCTGGTTCGGATGGTGGATCCAGAGCCCACTGATGGACGGGATCGTGTCTCCAGCTGAAGACGGAACAGAAATGGATCTGATCGAATCCTGCTGCCCTGGACCGGTGCATCACGCTGTGCATTGGGGTGGTTACGGATCAGGACATATGTTTGAGACGTTCAATCCGACAGTAGATCAGACGCAGTTCAACACGTACGGAATGCAGTGGACTCCAACCGCATACAACTTCAACACGAATGGAGTTGTAGATTGGGTATTCACAGACGCTATTTCAGAGCGCAGAGACCAGTTCGTGCGTCTGACTATGGAAGACAACGGAGACTACACGTCTGGTGATGTGCGAGTAGACTACGTACGAATCTGGAGACCCAGATTCGGCTGGACGGGGGACTAAATGCCCAGCGTCAAAGCGACAGGAACCAGCATCTTCGTCGGTCGCACGGGCGGGTTTCCGGCCACGTTCACGTTCGGTGTATGGCTTAGAATCAACTCGTATTCGACTAATTTCACACAAGGCATCTTGTGGGCGAACAATCTAGGCGGAGGTGGCGGCGGAGGTGTAGACACCGACGAGAGCGGCAGCTCTACCACTCTGGATGCGTACGTATTCAAAGGCGCCACTGAAGATTTCGTGAGCATCTTAACCGGTAGTTACACGAACTGGGTGTTCGTCGCCCTCACACACACTAGCGGCAGCAACAACTTCGACGTGTACTGGAGAAATCAGGAACAGGCGTACCTCAATCACCACACGCTAAATTGTGGCGCGGATCTGGACCTAAACGCCGGCCTGTCTGTGGCTGGCGGATCCGGAGAGGTCAGCGCGACCAATGCCAGAAACTTTTTCCTGAAGAACAGCGTACTCACGGCGACTCAGATTTTAGCCTCTTCGATGAGCATGGGGGCCCCCAGCGGATCCAACGAGACGTACCTGGTGTTGAGCTCCGCGACAGGCGCAGGAACTAACGGCGGTACGGGTGGAAACTGGACGGTCACTGGCGCGTTGGCTACAGACAGCACCGCAGGGAGTCAACCGGAGCCCGATTTACCTTCTGCGCTACTGATGGGGTCAGGATCAACCAGCTAGGAATACGACAATGACGATCAACCCAGTTAGGATGTACGGGCCTGCTCAGCTACCGAACTCGGCGACTACTTTGTACACGTGCCCAGCGAGCACGATCGCTGTTTGCAAGTACATTCGCGTCTACAATCCAACCGGAGGGGCTGTCAATTTCACGTTGTCGATCGGCGCGAACTCTTCCGCGACGCAGCTGTTCTCTGCAGTGTCGATTCCCGCCGGAGGGAGCCTGTCTAACCCGTTCGTGTATTGGGTGCTCGCGGCAGGAGAGATATTTCAGGCGCTCGCCAGCGCCGCCAACTCACTCGTTGTGACCTTGAACGGCACAGAACAGACCTGAAGGAGATCGCTATGGGACGCGCCCGACCTGGAGACAGAACTGGTTTTTCGGCAGGGAATTACCCCCGAACCACGGCCACTATCGGTGGCACTGGCACTACGGGCGCGACGGGCAGCGGGGGCGCTACCGGTGCGACCGGCGCGACGGGTCCCGCGGGCACTGCGAGCAATACGGGCGCGACCGGATTTACAGGCCCCACCGGAGCGACGGGATCGACGGGATCGACAGGAGTGACCGGTAACACCGGACCGACAGGCCCCACCGGCTCGACGGGCGTCACCGGTGCAACGGGGTTTACGGGTCCTACGGGCCAAACGGGCTCGACAGGCATAACGGGGTCAACAGGAAATACAGGACCTGCCGGAACAGCGACGAACACTGGAGCGACCGGGTTCACCGGACCTACCGGAACGACAGGGCCCGCAGGAACGGCCTCTTCGACAGGAGCAACGGGAACGACGGGCCCGACCGGGCGCACTGGCCCCACCGGCCCTACGGGAGCAACCGGAGTAACAGGAGGCACTGGCGCTACAGGGCCGACCGCTACAACGTCGACCGTCAACGTGGCCGGCGCGACGACGGGTGCGCTTCCGGCATACACGGTTGTCGGGGGTCCCGCGTTCGCTGGCAAGCAATTGGTGGCGAACTCAAACGGCGCATTCTCAGCTATCGACACGAACGTCAACCTGGTTGCAAACAGTGGCGCAAAAGGACGTCTCTTGCTGCACCACGCGGTCAACCCAGTAGACAATCAGGTATACGACCTGATCCAACAAGGCGATGGCGGTTCACCGTGGATTCTTCAGGTTTATTCTGGCACGAATACCGCGACGACACTCGCCGGTGCGCATGTGTATGTGCAAGGTGGTGTGCAGCAAGCCGGAAACGAGTACGGATATCAGGCGTACGCCGCAATCGTTGAAGGTACGACTCGCATCTTCTTTTGGCTCAACACACCGCGCAAGGGACGAAACTTCATAACACGTATCCTTGACGAGGAATTTCTATGGGGCGCTGTGAACTCGAACGCTACGGCGCTCAATAACGGTCTAGGGCTATCGACTAGTGTATCTGGGGGGACAGTCACCAATCAAGCCGTAGCAAGCTCATCAAAGATTGGAGTTGTTCGACTCGATACTGGTCTGACGAGTAACGGTCGCGCTGGGCTCTTAACGCTAGTCGTAGGAGCTGGCGTAGAGCTCGGTTTAGACACCGGTCTGCATGCCGAATTCCGACTAAACGTGCCTACTTCATCCGATGGCACCAACACCTGGTCGTGCCAAGTAGGATTGTCGGACAACATAACCCCTTCTCCGAACAATGCTGTATCGATCACGTTCCAGCCACTGGTATCGACAACTGATTGGGAGTTGCTCAACTCCAACGCCGGTACACCTAACAACACTTCGTTAGGGACGCTTGTAGCGGCCCAAGATGAGCATTTCATTATCCACAAAGATCCGGGTGATCCGAATATCTACGTTATCAGGAACGGCGTTCAAGTAGCCGCTACATCGACGGACGTTCCGACAACAAATCCGATCTCTCCTGTCTTGTCGATCGTGAAGAGCGCCGGAACATCAGTCAGTGGCAAACTGGATATGGATTCCGCGGTCGCAGACTATTACACGCCACTAGGGAGAGGTGCCTAGGCCCCGGGAGCTACGGTAAAAGCTCTCGGGGCCTAGTTTTAAGGCGGAGCTATTCAGGTCCCGTTACCCGCTATCGGCGCTATCCGATGGGACGGCGGTTGGACGCCCGATCTCACGCCGGCGCAATCCGGAATCGGCGTCAACTTCGAAGCGAATTACCCGCATAGGCAGCCGTCTATATGGGGCGGCACTTGGTACCTATGGTCGGACAACAACCCGCTGAGCGTTCCGACACTTTCGTATATGGACGCCGATATCACGGCGTGCACCGGCGCGTTGGATTACTGGATCTACTACCATACGCCACCTCCGGCTGTGTACGGAGCTGACGCCCCCGCGCGCCCGTACACCACAGCGTACGGGTTGTTCAGAGCGTTCCAAGCGCACCAGGCGAGCTCAATCAAGACACACGTCAAATTCGCTGTGATGTACGGTGCTTTTTGGCTGGCGTATCCGAATGCTATGACAGATCCGGTTTGGCCGCACGTTGCCGACATCGCCGCGTACACGGCAAACCTATTCAACGATCCGGCTTACCAGCGCATAGACGGCATTCCGTTACTGGGCGTCTTCAACGCGACCGACTTCAGCACTGGCAATGCGAACACCAACTTCTTGGCGTTTCTTGCTGCGCTCAACCAGCCGGTGTTCCTGATCGGCTTCGGAGGAATCAGTCAAACAGCGTGGACGAACGCGCACATGAACACCGGGACCTCTTACGGAATTAACGGTGCTACCCCCAGCTCGGTACATGTCTCTTGGGGCGTACAACACTCAAAGGATGTCAGCATCATTCCGACAGCTCCGTTCGCGCGTATCGAAACGATCAACGTCAACCGAGACCCGCGCGGACGCTACGGCGAGCCGACGCCGTACGGGTGGAGCGATCCTCCAACGCCGCCCGACTTCGAAACGGTGCTTATTACCGCGCTGGCCGATTACCCGCACACGGTGATCGTCGGCACGTACGATGAGCTCGACGAAGAGGGATCGCGAATGATGCCTACCGTGCAAGACGGAACGAGCTACGGAATCGATCCGATAGTGCGTGTACGTACCGGCACTAGGCCTCCAACGATCACGTACAAGCGCGGAACCTCGACATTCGATTTTTCACTGGCTGGCTCTTGGACACACATCGCGGCAGGGACGGCCGGCGTCACAGGCAACTACGACAGCAACGAGCAACAGAGCAGCAACACGAACGACACCTGTCTCTTGACGCTGAGCGCTTCGATCATGGGAAGCGCCTTGAGCGCCCACATCACGCCCACGTGCCAGAATGGTCCCGATCGAGGGATCGTTCGAGTCCTCAAAAACGGAGTTAGTCAGGGCACCGTAGACCTCTACTCGGCTAGTCCGACCTACCAAGTTCCGACGATAACTGTAAGCGGAGTAGCCGGCGATATCATCGGATTGCAGGTGACAGGCACCAAGAACGCGTCCAGCTCATCTGTACTCATCGGCACCGATGCCTTTACAATAGAGCTCATCACGTAGCCGGAGAAAAGAACATGGCGGAACTCGTACAGCAAAAACAGCTATCTCTGACCGGGATCATCACCGGATCTACCGGCACAAGCGGTACGGGCGGCACCGGTCCTACCGGATCTACCGGATCGACAGGACCAACTGGGCCCGCCGGATCGGCGACAAACACTGGAGCGACAGGATTCACCGGATCGACAGGCGCGACTGGGCCATCGAACACGCCGCCGTTGTCTTCGGTTCTAGCCGTCGGAAACACGACCGGCGCGCATGACATCATCGTCAATAACGGCCAAGCCATAGTCGGTGACACGGGCGGCAGCGTGCTCACGCTGAGAGGCGGCGCGGCCGGAGGCGCCACTATCGGCGGCGGTATCAGCGTCACCGCAACCGCGGGCGGAGCGACAGGTGGCAACGGCGGCCCGATCACCGTTCAAAGCGGAGCTGGCTTAGAAGGAGACGGCGGATCGATCACGGTCACTGCCGGCAACGCCGGCACCGCGTCAGCCGCTAATAGAGTAGGCGGCGTGGTCTCGATAACTGCAGGTACGGGCATCGGGACAGGCAACGGAGGAACGGCATCGCTCAAAGCCGGAGACACTATTTCTGGCACAGGCGGCGCCTGCTCGATACTGGGCGGCAACGGCGGGACTGGCTCTGGTTCTGGCGGCGGCGATGTGAACATCACTGGAGGGAACGGCGGTCAGAGCGGCATCGGCGGAAACGTCGTCATCGCGTCTGGAGACGGAGGATCTGTAACCAGCCAACCGGGAAACGTGACGATCAAGGGCGGTGTCGCTCGAGGGGCTGTTTCGAATGGCGGCGGCATCGTCATACAAGCCTCCAACGCGCACGGCACAGGCAACGGCGGCCAGGTGGTCATCACTGGAGGTGACAGCTCCAACAACGGTGTCACGGGCGGCGCTATCACGATCACCGCGGGCAATGCAACCGGGTCGGGGAGTACCGGTGGCGGTGTCACGATCACCGCGGGCGCAGGCAACCAAACCGGCACTGCCGGCAACGTTCTCATCACGGCCGGTGCGGGCGGTTCGACGACAGGCAACGGCGGCTCGGCCACGCTACGCGGCGGTCTGCCGGTTGCGGGCAACGGCGGCTCGGCGACCATTCAGGGGCAAGCCGGAGCAGGCGGTGCCGGGAACGGCGGCGATGCCGTCTCTCTCCCAGGCGCCGGCGCCGGCACCGGGACGCCCGGAAGCGCGCAGCTGCAAAGCGACAACGGATTTCCGCTCGTCGAAGCCGTTGCTATCGTCTCCGGATCACAACGTATCGTATCGATTGCCGGATCAGCGAAAGTCACAACGACGCAGATGCCGACCAATACCGGCGATCGAGTCATCTACATCGCCAACGCTGCGACGGTGCCTACCGCCAACCCGGCATCTGGGGCTATTCTGTACGCCGCTAACGGAGCGCTTTACATGCGCAGCGTAGGCGGTACCATCTCGAGAGCGGCGGCGTAAAACCATGGCCAGATACGGCGGAATACTTGTCGCGGGGGGCCCCACCAATACGGTCAACACGGCCACGTCGACGATCGCAACGCTGGATGTGTCCGCGCCATCTTTCAGCGCGAGCCCGAACAACGTCGGGTTCTACGTCGAGGGCATTCTCGTTGGGAAAGAAACGACAAGCAACGATGTCGTATCATGCCGAGTGTCGCGTTCGTTCAAAAATATTGCCGGGACACTCACCGCTCTCGGCGCAGGTGTTGCGAACATTTCACCGATGGCCGGCGACGCCTCGATCGTCGCCTCCGTACCGCTACTCAATGTGTCCGGAACTACGGTGCAACTGCAGGCGACCGGCGTCGCGGCGACGACGATCGAGTGGACGGGTTACCTGATCTTCTACGGCGGCCAGTTTACCGGTTAGGATTTCTCCGTTCGGGCGCCGACGATCTCGCGCATGAAGGGAATGCACGCCATCGCTCCGGTCGGATTGTACGTGACACCCAGCTCCACGGATCGCTTTAGGCGCAGCCAGTCCGTCTCATCGAGGGCGACCGTAGCTCCCGGCCGCAGATCAACCGTCTTGGCGATGATCGTCTGCGCGCTCACGAGCGCAACCATCGTCCAGTGGACCGTGTTCGCATCCTTCGGACTGTCCGAAACGAATGCGGGATCGACGCACCTGCCGCGTATGAACTGCACATGACTTTCGGTAAGCGATCTACCGGCAGAGTCGCACGCGGGGCGCCCATCGAGTTCGCTCAAAGCGACGTCCGGTAAAATCGTGAAATAGCGAAGATTGTTCGACATCGGGAAAATCGTACCGCGATCTGATAGGCTTTGGCGAGCAATCGTGGCTACGACCAGCATCCTAGCCGTTCCTGGCATCGGACGAGTCGATCAGGGGTTCCTGAATTCGCTCGCAGCCGTAGCCGATCGGCACAACTGGAACGCTGACGGAATCGCCGGCGTTATATCTCACGAGAGCGGCTTCAACGCCGCAGCGCACACGCCGATCGTCGGCCAGACTGCGACGGGACTGATCCAATTCACCGAACACACAGCTAACACGCTCGGTACGACGACTGCGGCGCTGCGTACAATGTCCGCGACGCAGCAGTTGCCTTACGTCGAAGCGTTCTTCGCGAAAACGCTTCCGACGGTGCCTGCGGATCCAGCGGACTATATACTAGCTACGTACGGTCGATCTGATCTGATCGGTAAGGACCCGTCCGTCGTAATCGATAGCGGTTCTTCGACAGATCCAAACGAAGTTCAAAGATACAAACTGAATAGCGCACTCGATCGAGCGAACAAGGGATACATCACCGTCGGTGATCTTCGTTCGGTTATGAACGCCACCTTCGCGGGAGCTAACGGTCGCAGGTTGCCGATCGTGCCGGAAATAGAAATACTGTCGTCTCCGACGAAAACGACTCAGCCGATCCTTCTCGTGACGATTGCTGCGCTGAGCCTCTCCGTCGCGGCCGGGTACGCCGCGCATCAGACACTCAAGCGATGGCCGACTAGGTGAGATATTTCGATATCTTACGACTCGCACGCTACAGCGTGAATGCGAATAGTGTAGGCTCTTGACATGCCTGAATTCGGCGTAGGCGCTCAGATCGGTCCGAATCTGCAGAAGATGATCGATCAGGCACATCTGCCGTCATGGCTGTCTGACCGCTTTCACGACGAAGGTGCCGCGCTTCAGCAGGCGAGCTTTGCCGCCACCATGTACGTCAAAGGGTACGGGCGTGATCCCCGCTTCGGGCTACCGACCGATCAGACATCGCTCAATATCCTTCTGAATCCGAGCGATCCTTTTTGGTCTTCAACGCAGCAACACGGCGCAGACCGCGACTACGGTGTCTCTCACGCGCCGAAACTATCGACGACGACACATTGGACACTTGGTCCTTTCGAGAGCATCGCCAAAATCCCGATATTAGGACCCGTGTTCAAAGCCGCTGTCGCCCCGATCACGTCGGTCGCGCACCTTGCCGAGGGGCAACCTATCGGTCAGGCGATGAAAGACAACTTCGCGTCGCAAGTCGGGGCGATCAAAGCGGTCGGTCCCTACGCCGTTACTGTTATCTCGTTCGTACTACCCGGCATCGGCACCGGCGTCGCCGCTGCGCTCTCCGCTGGCGCAGCTCTCGCGGAAGGCAAGCCCATCGACGCAGCGCTCGAGGACGCGATCAAGGGCGCAATCCCAGGCGGCGCTCTTGCCGCAAGCGGCTTCGAGCTCGCGAAACGCGTAGCCAGTGGAGAAAACGTGGGAAAGGCAGCGCTCGAGAGCGCGCGCACAGCGTTGCCTCCCGAGGCTCAAAAAGCTTTCGATGTAGGAATCGCTGTTGTTACCGGCAAGCAACTCCAGCAAGCACTCACCGCCGGTATCACAAGTCTCGCGCCCGATGCTATCAAACAGGTCTTCGATGTCGGTGCGAAAGCAATTCAATCGACGCCCGGTCTCGCGGCAATCGTACAATCACTTCCGAGCGATGTAGCAAAGCAGGGGGCGCAACTCGCTTCAGGAGCGCTCGCGCACGCCGGCATCAACGAAACACAGATCCGTGCGATGCGCTCGAAACTCACGGGCGATACGCTCAAAGGGTTCGACGCTGGACTGCAGGGGCAGATTAAACACTTCCCATGGATCGAGAGCATCGCCGGTATGCCGCCTGGAGCAACTTCCACGCCGGTAGTGGAAACTACGGAACAACAGGAGCTCAGCCAGCTGGCGCAGCTCGCTCCCGATCAACAGAAACAGCTCGTCAATCTCGCTGCTCTTTCGAAGTTGACGCCCGATCAGCAGGCACAGTTGGTTGCCTACGCGCAAGCGCAAAAGCAACCGACGGCCGCTCCGAAACCGCCTGAGCCGGCAAAACCACAGGCAGTACCGAAACCGCCTGAACCGACCCGTGCGGCGCCCGCAGCGCCCGCTGGTCCGTCTGTCACACCCGCTGCGGGGCCGCCGGCCTATCCGCCGTACCCGAAGGCGACGGGCACCGTCCACGGGCTCGGAAAGCCCTCCTACGGCGGCTATCCTGGCGGTGGCGGCGCGCTCGGGGAACCGGCGCCTTCCTGCCGCGTGTGGGGCGCGCCCGTCGAGTTCGATCCTGCCATGCGTGCCGCCGCACGCGCGGCGCTCGCCTCCTCGAAGGGGCGTCCCGCGGTGTCGCGCGCGCCCGGAGGCGTTCTGTACATGTTCTCACTCGAAAACGGCGTGCTCCAGGCCCGCCCCTGCGTTTCCGGAGAGTGAAATGCCGCGCTGGTTCCCCTACGCCATGGTCGCCTCGCTCGTCGTCGCTATCGGCGCTGGTGTTCGTTCCGGGTGGAAGACATCCGCGGATCAGCCGAAACCACCTCCACCTCCACCGCCCCCGAGCAACGCCCTGAGCGATTGGTTTGGCGCGTAAATCGCAGAATCAGCCGCTCTGGCCCTGACCACGGGGCTCTTTGCCGGGAGGGCGAACGTGATTCGAGACGAACTGTTACTAGACGCTGAGCATCTGATCGAAGCTTTCAATGGGGCGAAAACGGTTACCGAGGCGAAAGAGCACTACCTCGCGTTGACCAAGCGCCTGATCCCGCACATTTACACCGAAAGCCCGGCACTCGGCGCCGCCGTCAAGCGGAAACTCCGTCGAGCTATCGACCGAAGAATCGCGCGGGCCGGGGGCGCGGTATCCTATTGCCGTGGCGCACGAGGACGATCGGAGCTCGAAGGAGCCGACGACTGTCGATGAGACGCGTGCGGCGCGCTACCGGCGGGAGCACGGCGAGTTTCTCGAGCACAGTCTTCGTCCGCTTCCGCCGCTATCGCCACCGCCGCCCCCGCGCGCGAACGGATGGTTCGCGCGCATGCTCTGGTTTCTCGTTGTGGTCTATGGAACCTTCATGGGTATCCGGTGGCTGGCTCAGAGACTCTTCTAGTCCGTACCCTGTTCCGCCAAACCGATGCCGGTGACCAAGAAGTCGTTGCCGAAGTCGCATAGCACGCTCATCGCACCGCCGTTGAAGGTGCCGAGACTGCCGTCCGGCTCATGCAAAAGCGTAGGGAACGCCAGGTTGAATGTGACCGGCGTTCCCGACGGGCGCGTTGGACTGTACTGAAGCGTCGATGTCGTTCCACCGATATCTACCGGCGCACCGACCGATGTCGTTGGAGTTTCTACCATGTTCAAGAAACACGAGATGTGACCGTAGTTCCACCCGCTCGGACCGGTGCCGTTCTGCATGGCGTAGATGGTGACCGACAGCGGCATCGTTAAGAGATGATCGCGTGAGATCGACCACTGAAACTCGCAGTGATCTGTCGCTCCGTGTTGGCTCTGCGGTATGCCGACGATGTTCCCGCGAAAGACGGGGATCGGACCTCCGTTGGCAAAGACGCACGAGTTTATTTTCGCGCTACCGCCAGAGAACGTCTTGGAGTCAACAACGAGCTGCGCGCCGGCGCGACGTCCGTGTATCGCCAACAAAGCGATCCCAACAACAGTGAGCAGAAGAATCGAACTGATTTTTTTGATCATTGACCGTCCCTTTTGTAGTCGCTCATTAGCCTCAGATCTCACCGAACAGATCTTCGCCGTTGACTTTCTCGACCGTCTGCGGCGCCGGCGGCGGCGTATGCGTCGCACTCGACCGCTCGGTAGTCGGCGGCGGCGGCTCCGACGGCGGCGTTGAGGGGCGCGGCTGCTCTGCTGTACGCAGCCGCTGAGAGCACGCGGGGCAGTATCCCGCGGTGTTGACGCCTTTGATGTGATGGCAGCCTTTGCAAGGCATTCTTCGTGCGGACATGTTTCAGATCCCTTTCTGTAGCGCACAGATACGGCTAGGCACATTGAATGACGTGCCGATCTTGATCGCACCAGCTTGTTCTTCTTGCGCGAAGTAGACCATCGCGCGCGGATTGCTATGCTGACGGGCTACTTCGATTTGCCAGTCCTCTTTTCTGTCAAGCCATTCCTGAACTAACTGACGCTTGATATCTCGAGATCCTTCAAAGCACGGATCATCCGTACCGCCTCGACGCATGGCTTCCTCGTTGAGCCAGAGAACAAAATCAGTGTTCACGACTCTGATGCCTTTTTTCGGTTTGCGAGCGCCTCGTCGAGCAGTCCGCGTCCTGCCGATTCTTCGATGAGCCCTGCGCGCCGAACATAACCAAGTAACTCTTTCGTGCCGTTGTGTCCGGTCGACTGCATGATGTCGGGTACCTTGCGCCCTAGCTTGTAGGCGCTAGTGACAAATCCGCTTCGCAACGAGTGACCTCCGAAATTCGCAGGATCCAATCCGAGCAATGCGACATAGTGCTGCACGCGTCGCGATACTCCCTCAGGGGCTAGCCCTCGCTCTGCGATCTCGCCGCTGTGCATGTCGACACCTCGAAACACTGGGCCTCGGTCGATCTTCGATACGGCGAACCATCTCCGAAGCGCTGCAACAGGGCAGTACCGCGTGTCCGTCGCAGGCGTGAGCGCAACGCGCAATGTCTTCCCTGTCTGATCGGCTTTGCTGCGCGGAATCGTCCAAATGAACGCGCCGCCCGGCTCGGCGACGTACTGAAAGTGCTCAACGTGTGCTCCAGCAATCTCGCTTCGCCGGCGTCCGCCGCCTTGCCACCCGACGAGAAGCATTGCGCGATCGCGAATCCCGCGAACATCATCACTTATCAGGTCGCACACGCGAAATAGAAGTCCCTCTCCCGTGATCCCTAGATCATGCTTCTGCCGCTTCGGCGCGGTACCCTTGAGTCGCGCTAGCGTATCACGATGTTCGGTGATAAGCGGTTCATGCCAGGGACTTACGTGTCCTGCCGCACGATGGCTTCTGCATATCGCCGACAAGGTACGGATCAACGCACTGTACCCGAACGGTCCCTTCGGCTTTCCTCGTTTTAGATCAGCCGGATCGCGCCCCTTGTCCGCGAGCTCCTGCAAGTAGGCGCGGATGGCCTTTGGGGGCGCCGGGAGCGGCTCAAGCCCATGACGAGCACACCAGGAGGCGAAACAGGCCAACTCGAGCTCGTAGGCTCGCCTAGTGTTCGGCGGGATAACTTCTTCGGCCGCCTCCTCTGCACGCCGATCAAGCGCAACGAGCTCTCCCTGCGCGCGCGCTAGCGCGTGCTCCTCGTGTTTGGATATCTGCTTATCAGTCATCGGTGACCAAGAACCACGACATCGAGCGGCGCGCTCGGCGTCGACACAGTACCTTGTCCGAGAATACGCACTACGGGCGACGGCGCCCACTGTAGAGCGCGCGCAAGCGCGAAGAGGGCCCGCAAGTTCTTTCTACGCTGACGAGCGAGACGACGGCGGCCAGATCGCGGCATCGCAAAATACGCTGTTTTCGAGGCTGTGCTGCATATCTGATCTATTACATATACACGGTAAACGCCTTACAGTGCGTGATAAGAATACCTTATCACGCCCTTCTCTCGCGGGTCAAGATACAGCCGAGTGACGTTGTGAATCACGCCGGTATTCACGCACCCGTGCAGGCGTCTACCAGGTCAACGCTAGGCACTCACCGGGCGCGCCCCCGGCACCGCGCAAGGACCGGTGCCACCCGTGTTATTCTGGGCTCTATGGCGAGCCAAATCATTCTCGCGTGGCGAATGTCTGTGGGCGGCAGCTCTTTCGGGTCTGCGCAAGCAGTTACTGCGCTCGGCGCGGTGCCTCTCTACGAAAATTTGTCAGCGGATCCAATCTTAGGACAACTGCTCGGACTCACGGTGGCGAGCGACGCTACCGTCGACCTCGGTGGCGGCGTCGTTCAACGAACGTTGACGCTCAACATGGCATCGCCGCAAGCCGCGCCGCCCGCGTTTCCCTGCCGACCGGTCTCGTCGACACCGCCTGAGCTCCCACTTCCGCTTCGCAAGGCCATCGCGCTTCCTGGTTCGTTTTTCGTGCAGCAGGGATCGGTGAACATCGCAACGACGATGACTCAGCTCCCGTCGATTCCTCCGAACAGCTACATCCAGTTCCTTTCTCAGCTCGGTGTCTTCTACCAAGTACTAGCAGTCGGCTCCACGTCGATCTTGCTTGCCACCCCATACTCCGGAGCGACGACGAACACCGGTGCGAACAAGGAAGTAGCAACCCCAGTCACGAAAGCCGCAATCTACTCGACCTCGCCACTCGACACGAATGGCGTCGCAACGTCGCCATCGATCCCCGCGGGACCTGGCGCGCAGAACATCATTCTGTCCTACAAAGACTCGACTGGCGCAGGGCCTTTCACGATGACCATCAACCTCACCGGCAAACGTCCGGCGCAATTCGCACTCGTTGGCGGGAGCGTCGACATCGCCGAGATCGACTCTTTCGGAGTCGGCGGCGTCGGGAGCTTCGGCAATAGCGTGGGGCAGATCACGCTGGTCGAACTCACGAGCGATCTCCCGGCGATTCTTTCGAATCGCACTGCGGACGACTTCCCGGCACTGACCGACGAAGCGCAGATGCTGATCAAAAACCCGCTCGTGTATTTGCCGCCGAGTTATTTCGCGCTCGCTCAACAAGGCAATGCGCAAACACCCTCGCCGACACCTCCGACGAGCGCGCAGCTCTCATCGCTCATCGGACAGTTCGTCGCGCCGGAAGTTGCGATGCCGCCCCTGAAACCGCCACTCAATCCGTCGACGGTGCCGATTCCGACCTTCTTGAGTGGGTTCTTCACGCAAACGCTCCAGCTCGCACTCGCGGTGCCTGTAGCGCCGCAACCGATTGCGTTCGCGTGATGCGCGACCGGCTGCTCGAAGCTGCCTATCGCTCAAGGCTATGCGCGGCGCCTAGAGAGTTCTGGTTCGAGTTGGATGCTCGAGCACGAGAACACGAACAAGGTACGCCCCGCCATCCAGCGTTACATTCTCCATATCCGCTGTCCCTCGACCGCCGGGGAAAGCCGCCGTCCCATCGGGATCGAATCCCTTGAACATGCGACGGTTGCGTAGCGGTCCCGCAGCGAGTCCTTCAGTCTGCCAGAGCGCTGCATAACGCGCGCAGGGGACGTTGTTCTCTTTCGCCCACTCACGCGCAAGCGCGTCGGCGCCATCTGCGTCGCCTTGAGCGATCTCTCTAGGTTTGAGGATACCCATCACTTCGAAGAAAACGCGCCGCTCGCGCTCGACACGCTTATCGTCTTCGCGATCCGCTTCGAGGCTCGGGTAACGCCCGATCTTTTTTCCGTACATGCGGCCGCCGCACACGATGAGACGATCACCGACGGGCGCCTCGTGAAAACGCAGTATTCGCCCTGGCTTAGATACTCTCACTGAGAATGTCTCGCGCTTTCTTGCACGCCGATAGCTCGGAACGTAGTTGATTGATTGTCTGAGTGTCGTCGTCGATGCGATTGTCCTTCGACGCACAAGCCGCGTGCGCTGTCGCGAGCTCCTTGCGTAGCGCCTCGTACCGTTCCTCGGCGCCCCATCTTGCGGAGTATAGATTGACGACGTCCTCGTACGCCTGCGACCACCCGTAATCGTCACGATCAGCACCGTTGCCGTAAGCGTGACAGCCTTGTGCTGCGACGCTGCACCCAGCAAGCTGCACACGAAGTTGTTCGGCTTCCGCTTCTGCTTTCTCTGCGCGCTCTCGAAGTCGTACGTTAGCGACCTGAATAACGAGCGTCTTCTTAAGTATCGCCCAAGCTAATGAGAATTTTCGCTTTTCAAACATCACCAGTTCCCTTTCGCGCGAATCAACAGCTCTCCTACCTTCCCTCGTTTGCCCCCATTCGAATTGATCGCCCGTCGCGCCTGAACCTCTTCGATCAAAAACCCTTCGTATAACTCGCGCACGAACGGCGTGTCGGCGTTCGAGAGCAACACATGCACTCCGCGAGCGACGAGCTTCTCGGCGCAATTCCGAAGGCGCTCGTGGTCTTCTAGACTGAAACCGCTCTTCGAGTAGGCGGTGAAATTCGACGTGCTAGAGAGCGGTACATACGGAGGATCCATGTAAACCGCGTCGCCGCGTTTGGCGGTGCGCACGCATTCCTCGAAATCGCAGGCACCCATATCGACGTCTTTTTTCAACACCAGTGCAGCAGCGCGCAACGCTTCTTCGTCGCAGATCGGCGGATTCACATAGTCACCGAACGGAACATTGAATTCGCCCTTCTTGTTCACACGGTAGAGCCCGTTGAAGCAGGTCTTGTTCAAGTAGATCAAGCGAGCTGCAAGAACGATCACGTCGACACCGAGAATACGATCGGCCACCTGCCGTCCGCGCACCGAGTAGAAGAATTTCTCGCTGTGCTCCGCCGTGAGCCCGCGAAGCGCCTCGATGACCTTCTCCGGTTTTCGCGCGAGCGTCTGATACGTGAGCATGAGCTCCGCGTTCGACTCTCCGAGAAAAGCGCGCTTGAATCGACCAGTGTCGGCGAGCGCAAAGAAGACGGCGCCGCCTCCGAGGAAAGGCTCGTAGTAGTCGTTGAACGTCTCGGGGAGGCGCGGGAGGATCTCCGAGAGCAATCCGGACTTCCCGCCTGCCCATTTCAAGATCGGTTTCACAGGTTATCACCGATCCTTTTCATTCTACCGGCTCCTTCGGTTTAGGTCCCCGCTTCTGCATCTCGTACGGCGCCGTCATCGCGATGTACGACTCGAACCGTCGATAGAGCCCGCGAAGCTTCGGACCCAGCTTCGAGTGCGGCAGATCACCGATCTCTTCGTAGAGCACGTTCACCTCGGCGAGCGTGAGCTCGAGCTTCATCTTGAATTCCGTCATCGGAACATCAACCTCCACCCTTCATGTAGTCGATTGATCGTCATAACCGTTTCGGCGGCCGCATGTCCGTTGCTGAGCTTCACAAGGAGCTCGTTCATCCCGAGCGTGTACTTACGACCTTGCTCTACGACGATACCGGGACCGACACCGATGATGAGTCCGCGGCACCAATGCGTGCGCTTGTCATTGTCGCTGTTCTGGCGGAGGACTTCTACGAACTTGCCGCGTTCAGGAAGATTCATGCGCGCGATACCCGAGAATGTCGTGCTCCCGTAATCACTTCCCCTTCTCGTGTAACCGCTTCGCCTCTTTCTCTACCTGTTCGATACGCGCAGTCAGTTTCTGGTTGATCTTTTTTCCTCTGCCTTGCGACAGCTTGAGCTGTTTGAGCAGCGTGTACGCTTCGCGCGATGTCTCGAACTCTCCAGATTCTCTTTCAGCCATTGCTCTGACTCCAATTTGGTTGACACGTTTCCAGTAACGTTTGTGCCATCTCGCGACGCAACTGACGGCGAGTAGCGCCCCACTGGTCGATCGCCGGCTTCAGTGCTAATTCTGCTTCGGCGAGGTCGGCGAGGTCGGCGCGGGCGGCGAGGGCGGCGAGGGCGGCGCGGTCGGCGAGGGCGGCGAGGTCGGCGAGGTCGGCGCGGGCGGCGCGGGCGGCGAGGGCCGTATCCTCGGAGTCGATCGGGGGAAGCGCACGCATCCTGGATGCAAGCTCCGACGATGACGCGCACGCTTTCTCACACGCAGCCACGACATCGGGATGTTTCTCGAGGCCGATGCAAGCGGCTCGCATGAGAGCGATGCTCGTTTCAAGCGAGCGGGGATACCAGTCGCGTAGGCTGCGGTCCCAGAGAATGAGCGCGACCTTCGCCGAATCGCCGCGTGCCGCTGTCCCTCGAAGTGCCATCTCGAGCGGTCCCAGATCGCGCGTGCGCTCGATCGCTCCCTCGGCGGTGTCAGGGTAGGAGTCGTTCAACACTCGCCCGAATGCCGCCCTCACCTTACAGACCGAATCATCCGGATGGTCCGTCACCTGATCGCGATGCTCTTCGAGCCACATGCGCAGATTCTCCGACCTCAGAATATCCGCTGGGATGGAGCACGCTTCGAGCAGACAGAGTTTGCAATCCCGTCCGCCTTTGGCTCCGTATGCGAACGTGAATCCATCGGGCAATGCTGATTCGGTTTGATTCATATCGGACTCCTGAGTTGTCTTTCTGAGTCCCCGCCGCAGGAATCGAACCTGCGCACGCACCGTGACGGGGGCCTACTTATCAAAACGGTGGAGGTGTCTGTCCTCCGTTCGGTGCCGCTCCGCCGCCGCCGCCTCCGCCACTAAGAGCCTTGAGACGGGCCTTGAAGTTCTCCGGAGTGACCGGCTTAGAAAGCGTCACGGTGCCGGTCCCGATGTCGATCTCGAGCTTCGGTTGCCCCATCTTCGTCATGCCATCCTTGTCGCGGAATTGCTCAGGCGCCTTCACGCGACACTTGACCCAAGTGCTGTAGATATCACCCAGGTTGTCGATCTCTTCGACGCCTTTGCCTTTCCAACCGAGCGCGCGCAGTCGCTCGAACGCATACACCATAGCGTCTTCGGTGAAGTACAGAAACGTCGTCATCTGTCCGACGACGTTCTTGTTCTGTTCACGCAATTCCATATTGAGCGCGATCTGAAGTGATCCGGTTCCGGTTTCTCCGTACTGCAAGCTGCCTTGAATCGCTCGACCTTCGTAGTTGTCACCTGCTGCAATTGCCATTTCACTCTTTCTCCTTGCTAACTGTTGCCTTTGCCGCGCGCGCTTCTTCCAGACGAGCCGCGACTCGGTTGCGAGCCTCGACGATCATTCCTGGGTACGCGCGCAGATATTCTTTCACCTGCTCGTTGAGCTTGCTGTCTCCGATCTCAGTGAGCATCACCTCGATCTCCTTGCGGAACGTCTCGGCGCGCTCGAGGTCGGCCGAGCGCGCCTTAGCGAATTCGTCCCACGAGAGCAGAAACCGTTCCGGAAACGTCGTCAGCGCGCGCGCCTTCGCATCGAACGCCGGGCACCGGCGGGTGTGCGCATAGCGCACGTCGGTCGTTACCGCTTTGAATTCGCCGCCGACCTTCTGCTGTGAGACTTCCTCGCGAGCGAAGAAGACGTACTCATTCCACTGACGAAGAAGCCCGGCGATTTGATCGCGCATCGCCACCTGGAAGCGATCGTATCCGGGGCCGCTCGGATCGTCGAAGTGCTTCACCTTCATGTGCGCCGTGAAGACGATCGCGTGCCCAGATGTCCACACGCGTTCGAGAATGCCGAGGAGCTCGCGCCATCTAATAACAGCAATAGTTTCACCGCGGCCGTAACCACCGTCCCATTTATCGATCGTAGTTCCCTGGAAGAACTCAGCGTTCCCGAGGTACTCGAGATCACCCGCAGCATCGATCACTAGTGTCTTGCAACGCACCTGGTTCGTCGCGACAGCGTCCACCCAGGAGAGCGTTTCGGTCCACGTCTCCGGTACGACCCGCTTGACGTCGTATTGAAAACTCCCCTTGTTGAGGTCTAGGAAAAACGGATCCGGAGCGCCGGCGGCAAACTTGGTTTTGCCAATGCCGTCGGCGCCGTAGATCAGCACGCGAGGTTCGCGTTGCTGTTTGCCTTCGCTGATTCGTTTAAGATCGATCATGGTCTTCCTTTTAAAATGGGGACGGCGCCCGGTAGCCTCGCGCAGCTGTTGATCCTGGGCGGCCTGCGCGAAGAGCTGCTGCCCGTGCGCCAGTCGCGATATTCGTAGCCTCGCGCAGCTGTTGATCCTATCGGAGAATGGACGGACGATGACACGGCGCGAACCATGTCGCGATATTCGTAGCCTCGCGCAGCTGTTGATCCTCGTCATCAGGATACCGTGTAATTTCGACACTATGCCGCCCGCTCTGCGAGCACCTTCGTCGCGCGAGTAAGAATCACCTTTGCGGCACCCTGATCCTTATCCCTCACGAGACCGCAGCCGGGACACGCAACGAGCAATTCTGGTCCATTTTCCACTAGTTCGCCGCACTCTGGGCACTCGCGAGTCGTGTTGCGAGCGGGTACCGTGATTATCTCGGCACCGTACCGCTCGCAGATCTGCGTGAATTCGTATCGAGCCGAAATGTCCCTAGTGCTTCGCTGTCGGCGCTTCCGTTGTTCCTCCTTCTGTAGCCGTTTGATCTGAGGCACCGATTCGTCTTCGAACGCGAAAATTGCGTATCGACCACGAAGTTCGCGAACAGTGCGCAGATAGAGCTCACGACGCAAGTTCACGATCCGCTTTCGGCGCGCCGTGATTCGTCGTTCGTAGCGCATCTCCCAGCGCAACCAATCGGTCTCCTCCGGGGTTCGTACACCCGATCTCATTAACGCGCGTCGGTAGAGGTATCGATTCCGATGCGCCAACCCGAGTGTTTTTTGTCGAGCTTTGTACGCCTCGTCGAGTCTTCCTTTCATAGTATCGATTTCGTCGAGCGCTGTCCGGCACTCTGCCGGAATCAAAACTTCCCCACGCTCGCCGTCGTCACCGAGCCATGTGAATACCCGAATCCCTTCACGCCAACGCTCGTGACCGTGCTCGCGATGACCCCAATCAAAGGCCACCATGCGCGACTCAGCGCGCGGAACAGATGGCTTCTCCATTTCGATCGTCATGCTTACAGAGTAACTCCAGCGCTCGCCGTCCTTTCTGCGTGTGAGCTTCATGGTGCGAAACCCGGCATCAAGTGGGATCTGGTGCCAGTTGCCGCATTTTGCTCGCATACGGATCCATTCGTCATTGACGCCGATTCGAAGTTCCAGAATCCACCACAACTTCCCGCGTTCTACGATGCGGAAGCCTCCACGATCAGCGGAAAGCGTCACCGGGTCGCGATACTTTGGTCGACGTAACTCCGCTGGCACACCGTGGGTCCTCGACATCACAACTGCCTTGCGCGCCTGATCAACGCTCCTGAGTAGAGCGTTCCAGGTGCCCCAGTAAATGTGCCGAGATGCGTACAGCGTGGCGCGATACGTCTCGCGACGAGTGAGCTTTGTACGACGTTTCGCGCAACGTTCCTCGAACTCAGTCTCACTCTCACCGGTTCGACGGCGAGCGCCACCGCGATCCGGTGCGTCTAGAGCCGGCGTGTCTGCCCACGTCAGTGCTTCCTTCCACCTGGGATCAGTGTTGCGTACCGTACGAAGCTCCGTGAGCAGGCCTCGAAGCTTCTCGGCTAACTCCGGACGAGGGTTCGGGGACCACGTCCCTTCTGGAGATCGCTCGAATCGTCGCGCGCGGTGCGCGAGACGCGCAACGATCCGTCCGACCCGAACGATGCCTGGAGCGATCGTGTCGGCTGCGGCATCCATAACTCGCTGATGTTCGTCTTCGAAATCAAGCAGCCGATGGTACGTCCAACGCGCTGAGGCACATTCCGAGGAAATGCGATCTTCGCGTTCCAGTAGAGAGGGGCGTGAGAGGGTCAGCATGGTTTAGCCTCTAATCGCTCGCCAATCTCCCGCGCGGAGCTTTTTTGTCACTCCGGCCGGCATCTCCTTGATCGTGTCGAGCCACGCCGCGATGTCAGTCGCAACCGTATCCTCCGCTCGCTTCGAGATTCCGCCGTTGCCATTTTTGCCGCCGTTCACGATCTCACGGGCCTTGGTCGCGTTCCCGCGTCGCTTCTTGCCGACCGCACGTGGCGCGTGCTCCTTGAGCTCGGTGACCTTCTCACGGGCCTCAGATGGTTCCAGCTTCGAAAGCTTGTAACCCTCGCTGGCAGTGATCTGTCCCGCCTCGACAGCGTTACGCACCGCTGCCGGAGCATCGAGCAACGAAAGCAAATTTTTGATCGAGGCTTTACTGACCCCGAACAACACCGCGATCTCTTCTTCGGTGTGCCCAAGCTCGATGAACCGTTGCGCTTTACGCGCCCGCCCGAGCGGCGTGTCGTCCTGGCGATTCTCGTTCTCCGAGATCAACATCGCCATTCCGCGGTGCGCATTGGCGCGCGCGATCATGGCTGGGACCCGGAGAAGCTCCGCGCCCTGCTTCTTCAAACGCTTGTTCGCTTCGCGCGCCGCCTTGACTCGCTGCCGCCCGACCGCAACCTCGACCTTTCCGGTCTCCGGATCCCGCACGACCGTGATCGGCTCGAGAACGCCCTGCGGTGTCTTTCCGTCCGGAGCGTAGAGCATGTTCATCACCAGCGATTCGCTCACCGGTAGGTGCACGCGCTCGTCGAACAACGGATGCTTTTCGTCCGTCACGAGAACCAGATCCTCCGGGTCGAACATGTAGGCGTCGCGTTTACCCTTGGCGTTCAGTGCATCTCTCGATTGTTTCGGCATGGTCGTAGTCCTTTCAGCGGTGACAGAGTGGTGTCACCTTGACATCTTACGACGCGGCACTCAAAAGCATTCCCACCGCATCCGTTTCGACAATGGCGTCCACTCGCCCGCCGAGCGAATACGTTCGCGAAGCCGCCCCTGTCTCTGGATTCACCAGTGGGATGCGAAACGTTTGTTCAACCGCGATCAGGCCGGTCGGTTTGCCCCACCGAGCGGCATACCCTACGAGCATCGCTAGCTCCTTCGCGCGCGTGTAGAGCTCCTCGAGCGGAGCTTCTGGTTTGCTACCGGTGAGCAGTGCAGCCTTCGCCGCTTCCAGATCGCCGCCGGTGCGCCGATACACATCAAGCGCCGCATGAATACTCGTCCCCGTGCTCAGAGTGTCCGCTTTCTTGAGCGACCGTCTCCGGAGTTCGTAGTAGAAATAGAACTTGCGCGGACAGAGCCGGTACTTGCGCATCGAGCTCTGCGTCAGCAGATCAAGATCGGCGGAAACGTTGCCGCCCTCCTCGACGAGCTCTGCGTGAAGATCCTTGTCGGTCCTGAACAGAAGATCGTCATCGATCGACGCGAGCCCCGAACACACGTTGAGGTACTCGCACTCGCGTGACCACTGCAGACAAGAATCAGGATTTCGCGGGTAGATTTTCAGTCGGCGCGCCTCGCGCATCTGGGCAGCCGTGTTCCAGGTATCGAAAGCCGCTTCGCGCTCGTCCTGCTCGAGTCGGACGACGACGCCGCGCGCGTAGTACTTGTCGGGAGCCTCGGCAATGACTTCCAAGCAGCGATCGTGGAACTCTGCTGGGGTTTCGGGACGCGACTGGAGCACGTACCCGAGCTCAGCATCTCCGGTCTGCCGCCATTTTTTGCCGTCCTTCGTACGCACGCGTTGTCCAGAGGCGTCGAGAACGATTTTAATGCCGTTCTCATCGAGTGTCGGGACGGCGCTCGGGCGGATGTCAGGTTTTCGGAGGACATCGTAGACAGCCCCGTGCGGGTCGTGACCGAGCTTGCGGATAGCGGGGAGATAGACGGAGAGCTGCGGGTCTAGCGTGGTGCGCTTCCAGAAAGTGGAGCCGGAGGAGAGGTCCTCGGAGGTTGTCTTGCTTTCCCAAAGATAGACCTTCACGTGAGCCACTTCCACGTTTGCATTGTACAAATGCGTTGTACATGAGACCTAGAAACACCGAATCGAGCACCTATCGCGTCGTAAGTGGCTCCGGTGCGATTTCTTTCTCTGCGAATACGAAGGACAACATCTCGAGAGAACTTGTTTAAAGAATTGCGTTCTCCCTTAGCGTAAGTTCCAGATCGGCGCTTTCGACGGTTATTTGCCTGTTCGGTAGCGGTCGCCCATCTGCAATTTCCAGGTTCGTAGTTGCCGTTCACATTTGGAAAACGATCGATCGAGTGTGATCGAGACGGTTTTGGACCCATGTCCTTTAAAAACGCCGAGAACGAAGTGCGCCAGCGATCGCAAACCGTAATTCCGCGACCTCCGTAGAGCGGGTCCATTTTATCAGCGCATCTGCGCTTCATTCCTTGCCAAACGCGGTATTCAGGAGAGCCCTCCTTGCCGTGAGTTTCTCGAAAATGGACCTCTCCAGGAGCCGCTGACTTGTGCCACTTTTGGTAGTGCGTGGAACACAATCCGCGCGCACGTGATACATTACGACATCCGTTGATAGAGCAACGAGTCATGATTGACGTCGAACCTTGAATGGCAATTCAGACGCATCTTCAACCGCCATGGTTCGCCACCATTCTTTTCGAACTGGATTCCAACGAAATCCGTTGGATTTGACCATCTCTCGTTCTTCGAATGCAGCAAGAGATATAAATTTCGCCTTCGGTCGCATCCCGTATCGAATCAGCGCCTCGAGATCGTGTCCCTTCTCGGCGAGGCGAGTCAGGATCCTGGCCAGCGTGTCGACGTCCGCCATCGCCCGGTGCGCGCTCGCAACGCCGAGTCCGTAGCGGAGCGCCAAGTGCGCGAGCGACCCCCCGCGCCCGCCCTTCTGACTACCGGGCCACCGAATGTCTTCTTCGGTGCAAACCCAAGGGCGACCAAGATCCGGCGTGAACTGCTGATCGAACGCAGCGTTGTGCGCGAGAATCACCGAAGCCGGCTCGATCACCCACTTTGCGGCGCTCCAGACGCGATCTGACTCACGCGCCTCGCGAATCATTTCTTCTGGGATGCCGTTTATTTCCCACGCCTTGTTCTCGTCAGCGCCGCGAATGAGACTCGCAAAACTTGCGACCGCCTGCGCATGCTTGATGTCGAAGAGCATCACCGCGACTTCGATCGTCTTTCCGACGGGCGGCGGCTCTAGATCGGTCGTCTCCGTATCGAGGAGACCCACGTACCGGATGGGTTCCGTCATGCCAGTCCTTTCTCTCTCGCTCAACTCTCTCGACGCAGAACGTAGACCCCGAAGTCGACGGTTGTCAACGTTAGAAAGACAAGCTACGGTTCGGAGCATGGAAAACACCGAGAAACTGGTTTCTGCTCGCGTAGGAAAGTCGCTCTACGCGAAAATTCTCGAGCGACAGAAGGAGGCGAAGAAACAAACCGGAATCGAACCGACCGTCAGCGCCGTTGTGCGGGCCATGCTCGAGGAGTCGGCGGAAAACGGGAAGAGGCGGCGATGAAAACCAGAAAGGAGATGATCCGACTCGCGATGAGCGAGCTTCGCGACGGCGTCGAGTCGATCTACGTCATCGAGAAGCTACAGAAAGAAGGTCGCAGCGCGCGCGAAGCGGAAGAAATCGTCGATCAGGCGATGCACGAGCTATCGCTGCCGGAGAATCGGTAATGACAGATCGCAAACAAGACAAACTCCCGCCGCCCACCTACTACGAAGGCAACCCGGAAGGATTCCATATCTACTCGTGGTGCCCTACACCCGAGCCGACGGTGCCGCCGACGCAGGTGCACATGCACATTCCGGTTGCTGGAACAACGATCGTGTTTCGGTTCAAGGGACCCGGTACGCTCGACAAGCTCATTGCGGCTCTGCAGGGGCATCGGAAAGATGTGTGGGGGAAACCGTGAACTGGCAACTGCGCTCAGGTCTCACGGTGAACGTCCCTCGTACAGCCATGGCCACCGTCTTTCTTCATGAAGAAAACGACGAGCGCGGATGGGAGCCAGTAAACGACATCGTGAATGACGAGGTCGAGGCAATCATTCCGCACAACGGAGAGGCTCTCACGCTGGACGAGCGCCGTGAGATTACCGCAGTGGTCTGCGCACAATGGTGGCGCTGGGCGGAGACGGGGAAACTGTGACAATCGCTTACCTGGACTGAGGAGCGTCAAATGAGCGACGAAAAAACCGTCACCGCAACCGAAGGCGCCAAGATCCTGATTGAAAGGATTCGGACCGAAGAGAACGAGGAAAAGCGTCTGCAGGAAACACTCTCCTTCTTCAGGGAAGCTCAGCGAGTGGCGATCCACGAAGCGGCGATCGTTCTCAAGCTTGGCGGGCTTCCTGCGCTGTACCGACTCTTCGCTCATCACGGAATTACAGAATGAAACGCTCTGACCTCTCCCCCGATCAGCGTCACGTCTACGAGTCGATGCTCGATTGGCTTCGTACGCCAGGCAGCCCGCTTCTTACGATCGGCGGCTACGCGGGAACCGGGAAGAGTTCGCTCCTGGGTCTATTCGCCACCGAGACGAAGCTTCGCGTGGCGTATGTCTGCTTCACCGGTCGCGCCTCGAGCATCCTCGGGCGAAAGCTCAAAGCCAGCGGTGTAGCCATCACGAACCGCGCCTGCACCGACGACGAGCGCAAGCTCAGTGGATACTGGTCGCACTTGTTCTATTCGCCAGACAGCAAAGAGGCAGAGTACCCGTTCTGCGGCACCATCCACCGGTTGCTCTATCGTCCGTTCATCGACGACGAAACCGAGGAGCTGCTCGGATGGGACAAGCGGGAGGAGCTCGATCGAAACTACGATCTCATCGTGATCGACGAGGCGTCGATGATCGATGCCAAGATCGTTTCCGATATCGAGCAACACGGTGTACGCATTCTCGCCGTTGGAGACCATGGCCAACTACCACCGGTAATGAGCGAGGGTTCCCTCGTCTCGCGCCCGATGCTGCGTCTCGAGAAGATCCATCGTCAGGCTGAGGGGAGCCCGATCATCCAACTGTCGCGCGTGCTGCGCGAGGAAGGTCGAATGGATCCATCGCTTGCCGACAATGATCGACTCAGATTCCGGCGCATTCAGGACATAACGGACCCATCGCTAGCAGCGATGCTGTCGCTGAACAAACTCGATGCGGCTGTGCTCTGCTGGCGGAACGCGACGCGCGTTCATATTAACAAAACCGTTCGCGGGCACCTGGGATTCACTGGGAAGCCGCCGCAAGCCGGAGAACCGCTCATCGTCTTGAAGAACTACGCACCGATTTACAACGGAATGCGCGGACTCGTCACCGAAGAGGCGACGTCACCATTCAAGGATGAATGGTGGCTCATGAAGACGAAAATCGAATTTCCGGATGAAGAGCTACCCGCGACGGATCAGGAGATCTGTCGCGACCAGTTTCATCGGCCTCGGCCGTTTGACTCGATTGAGGAGCTGAAGAAATCGGGGATACATGTGCACTCGATGGGAGGCGCGGGACGGTTATTTGATTTCGGATACGCAATGACCGTGCACAAGAGTCAGGGGTCGCAGTTCAAGCACGCTGTCGTCGCTGTGGACTGGAGACAGGATTACTCGAACGAGAACACGCGGAGGTTGGCGTATACGGCCGTCACGAGGGCGGCGGAGAGACTCACGGTGCTCCTGTGATATATTTATGCATGTATGCAATAAGGGGAAGAATACTTTTCTCAGCGATGTGGCCAATCGTGATCAGCGTGGTGATAGTAGCGATAGTTACAGACCAACTGCTAAGAAATTGACGGTTCCAACATGATCAACGAAGACAGTGAAGAGGAGCTTCCGACAGAGGAAGACGAAACGGATATCGATGCTCAACTGAAACACGTTAGCGATCAGATCACAGCAAGAGAGGAAGCGCGCAACCATATCGAATTCAAAAAACTAGGAGAACATATCAACGTGCTGTTCGATGCGCTGTCGAAGCTATCAACATGAAGGACACCGCCACTCTCCCCCTCTTCGACCGCATCCCCTTCTTCGCTACCGATCCGCCCAAACTCCGCCCCTACCAGTCCCGCGCGATCCAGCGCCTCCGCGACCTCATTCGTTCCGGCAAAAAACGCATCCTGCTCGTCCTTCCCACCGGATCAGGCAAGATGGTTTTGATCGCGAGCATCATCCGTACCTCAACCGTTCGTGTGCTTTTCGTCTGCGACTCCCAGGAGCTCATCGAGCAGTGCGTCAACGAGCTCGCTGCCGTCGGCATCACGAACGTCGGCGTGTTGCGCGGCGACGACTACCGAGAGAACCCGGACGCCACGGTCCAGATCGCCTCGATTCAAACGCTTGCTCGGCGCGTGAAGCCGCCGGCGGAACTTATCCTCATCGATGAGGCGCACCTGTCTGCAAGCGACTCATATCAAACTCACGTCTTCGATCACTATAAGAGCGCCATCATTATCGGTTTTACCGCAACTCCCGCTCGCCTCGACGGGAAACCGCTCGGTAATTCGTTCGAATGTCTCGAGGTCGTGTGCGGGTACCAAGAGCTCATCAAAGCCGGGTTCATCGTTGAGCCACTCTGTTACACCGGACCGACGGAGCTCGATCTCTCCACGATTCAGCTCATCGGCGGCGACTACAACGAGACCCAGCTCGGGGACTTCATGCGCAACCAGGCGCTCGTCGGAAGCCTCCTCGAGCACTGGCAGAAGCTCGCGAACTTGTATCCGCGCGCGAACGGACACCCGGGGCTCGTCGAAGGCCCCCACCGACGCACGTTCATTTTCGCGGTGAACATCGCGCATTCGCTCGATATTTGCGCCCGGTTCGAATCCGCTGGCGTTCGCATCGCGCATCTCGATGCGAAGACCACGGACACCGAACGCAAGCGCGTCATCGCCGCAATCGGTGCCGGTGAGCTCGACGTGATCACGAACGTCGGAATCCTGCTCAAGGGCGTCGACGTCCCGAGCGTGAAGTGCGTCACGCACGCTCGTCCAACTTGCTCGCTTACGCTCTGGCGGCAGTCTTGCGGTCGCATCCTGCGGCCGTGGCATCCGGGATGCCGTCGCGGCTGTACGCAGCATCCGAGCGTGATTCCGATGCTCATCGACCACGCCAACAACATTCAGCGCCTCGGGTTCCCGCACGAGGATCTCCACTGGTCCCTCACCGAACGCGCGGTGTCGACCACTAGGCGCGAGGCGACTCGTATCTGTCGCGGCTGCTTCGCAATGCTCCCCGCGTACAAACGCCTCTGCCCGTACTGCGGCAAGGACGCCCCGCCACCCGATCCGTCGGACATCCCCGCAGAGACCGAAGCGAAGCTTCAGCAACTCGCGACGTCGCCTGAGGAGATGAAGAGAATGTACTTCGACACCATCGTGCGGGTTGCGCGTTTGAAGGGCCACAAGCCCGGGTTCGCCGCCGTGCGGTTCAAGGAGCGCTACGGCGCGTGGCCACCGTGGGAGTGGAGCCAGGAAGTCAAAGCGTCGTTCGCGAGCGATCCGGAATGGCAGGAGGCGTACGCGATCAAGGCAAAGAAGAAACAAGAGAGGGAGCTCGAGAAGATGGCGCGGGAGCAGGCGAAGATTGAGGATCCAGAATAAAGGAAAGAGCAAATGGCGCACGCAAATTTTGAATTCGAATTAGATGACACCCGATACGTTGGAATATCGAACGGTGCGAAAGTGGAAATCAAAGTAATGCCAGCATCGTCGAGCGGAGAAAACTTTGTTCGGCTCGAATTCCCGATTCTCCATTGGCGCGCTCTAGCTGAAAGCATTGAAGAGTTGGTTTCTAACGCTCAGAAACCACCCCACCCCGACGTCTTGTGTATTGACGGATGAGCATCGCGATCAAAAAAGTCGGCACCTACACCAAGACCGACGAGCGCAAAATCCGAATGCTCCAACGTCTAATCGATGAGAATGGCGCGCTCTACGTCATGCGACTCCTGTGGAAGGCGATGGCTTCGAGCAACGACCGACACAAGCCGGTACTCGCCGGCAAGTTGTATGAGGGGATTGAACTCGCGGAGGCTTCGGATCAGGAATGGTCACCAAGAATCCCATAGCCGCCATCGAAGCGCTCCGCGACCGCCAGATCTTCATGGCGATGCCACTCGAAACAAAGCTACGCAACACATGCCCCGGTTGCGGTTGCAGGCTTATTGAAGACGACTGGAACCGGGCTCTGGCACTGGTTACAGGGCCACCAAAAACTGGGCGGTGCCAGAAATGCGGATGGGTGGGGGAGAAGTAGATCCCAATTTGTCGCCTACTAATAGAGGGTAGAAAACCCAACACACTCGCGTAACACCATTCACCACCGGGAAAAGGAGATCCCAATGAGAAATGCATGAAATGACCGTACCTCGTCGGGAAGCTTTCCGTAGAATTCGTCGCCTATCTGATTCCACCTCGATGCGCATCGATGCCGTCATGACCCGCACGATGGCGCTCGCGCTTCAACGTCTTGGATGGATCAAGATCGAGAAAGGATCACCTGGCCTGAGCATGTATCATGGTGGCAAGCCTGCTCGATTCTCGCTTACCGAGATCGGAAAGTGGATCTTGGAAGGAGCACAGCATGAAGATTGGTCCCCTCTTCAAATGGTTCGGATCCAAATGGCTCAGCGCTAAGCGGTATCCGGAACCGAAGTACGACAGAATTATCGAGCCGTTTGCAGGCGGCGCCGGTTACAGCCTGAACTATTGCGACAGGAAAGTCGTCATCTGGGAAGACGACCCAAACGTTGCGAAGTTGTGGCGTTGGTTGATCAATGAATCCACTGACTCGGCCATTCGCGAGATACCGATTGATCTTCCAGTCGGAACCAATATTCGCTCTCTGGGTCTGTCCACCGGCCAGCAGCTACTCCTGAAGCACTGGCAGCGAACAAACAATGTCGGCGACTGCTGGACCACATCGCCGTGGGGCCACCTCCCCGGACAGTGGACCGCGAACACACGGGCGCGCGTTTCCGAAGAGGTGAGCGCCGTCAAACATTGGAAGTTCGAAGACCCGTACCGCTACATCGATATGCTGTGCACGTGGTTCATCGACGGGCCGTACATCTTCAATTATCGGTACCGACGAGATTTGCCCGAATTCGACTTCGAACAACTCTCGTGTCTTGAGCAAACGATCAACAGCAAGTCGCAGGTGATCGTCTGCGAAGCGAAGTGCAAGAAGACCGGAGCGATCCCCGGCTACTTACCGTTTGTAGAGTCGCATCGTTCGATCACTTCTCGTCGGAAGCAGACGCAGTCGCATCACTCGGCGGAGGTCGTCTATGTCAGAGGGTAACCGCATCGACTGGAAACGAATCGAGTCTCTGATGCTGCGTTCGTTTCGCGGAGAGAAGATGTACGACGACGAGATGGATCTGATTCAGCTGGCACACCGGAAACACCCGGATCGGTATCGCGACCTCAACCGGCGGGTACGCGCGAACGAGATCGAGCGAATTCGATCACTGGATCGCAAATGAAACCGGAAACCGAGCTCCAGATCCGCCTCCTGCTCGTCGCCCCCGAGCGCTTGCCAAGTCTTCGCAGCCCTGGAGGCTTTTCTACCCGCGTTCGTCGCACTCAGCCACTTCCCATCCCGCTCCTCCGCGCTCCGTGCGCTCGAGGCCGCGCTGATGGAGATGAGGAAAGACAATGGGTGATATAGCTGAATTGCCAGCAATACATTTGGTCGTCACGCTCGGATGGTCAGTCGGTGACTTTTGGTACGAGGTGCCACGCTCTGATACCGCAGCCCTACGAGGCGCGTTACGAATCCTGGAACCATTCGACCCCATTACCGACGACCACCGAATCCCTGGCGCTATTCTTATACTACGCGCCGAGCTGCTTCGGCGCGGGGAGTTGGTCGCGTGACGATTAAATGGGAACCGCGTGACCTATGGATTGGCCTGTTCTGGGATCAACGTCAGGATGGGAAACACTTTTATGTATGTCTAGTTCCGACCGTTGTAATTCATTGGGTGTACCGCGAGCACGAGACTAGCGTCGCTGAGCAGGTCCGCTCACGGCTCCGCGATCGCGTCTTCGTCGCCGTGATGCTCGGCGTGTATCGAGGGATTGTTGCGGTGCATAGAAAGCTTAGCGCGCCATGAAACACGAGACGCTCCTCCAGACCCACCTGCTCCTGGTAGCTCCAGAGCACCTGCCAAGCCTGCGTCTGTTCCGCCGAAACATCGCTACCGCGAACATGCGCGGCTACAAGGTGCAGTTCGGCATCCCGGGCCAGTGTGATCTGTATGGGCTCCTCAGGGGTGGCCGCCACCTCGAGATCGAGCTCAAGAGCGCCACCGGCTCGCTGAAACCGGATCAGAAAGCGTGGCGCGCGTGGTGCATCGAGTGGGGCATTACGCACCTGGTGTTGAAGGCGCAAAAAGAAGAGACGATCGAGGAGACGGTGGAGCGGTGGGTTGTGGAGCTGTCTGTTCTCGTTGTTCGCTGAGAGCACTTATTTACCACCACCTAGGAATTGACTCTGTCCATAGTCGCGCTCTAGGAACATGCATCTTTCCGCCTTTCCACTCATTGCGAACCGATCCAGTCATCTCTGATATCAAAATTTTCTCCGGAGCAGGTTTCGTTTTCCGCCATCGCTTGGATCGTTTTTCGTATCCTCCTACGAATCCCACGTCCGTCTCGAACTCTTCGACATAAATCATGTAGTCATCGAAGTGTATCGGCATCACGAATCCTCCGCCGACCCAGTAATACACTCGACCAAAATAAAGAGTGTGCAGCCATTTTTCCCATACGGTTGGTGAGAACCTGTCTGTACCGTCTCCGACGCAACTATCCCGCCAAGGAACCACCCAGAGAACGAAGATCCCTTTCTTCTCATACTCGCTGGTTCTCTTGAAGATTCTTTCCAACCCAAGAGAGCTAGCCTGTACCTCTACTGCCACCGGCGAATTTCCGATGTACCCGCTCACATCGGGACGCACACTATCCAGGTCACGCTCCAGTTCCCACTTGGATGCGTTTGTCACTGAACGCATGAATCTGCAGATTTCCGTCTTGCACCACCGATGCTCCTCCGATTCACCGCTTCCGTAGTCGCAGGAAAACGGTGGGTAATGCGCAAAGTGATGGATCTTCACCTCTCCTTTTTTCAGAGAGACCTGAGTGGAACATGCCGGGCAGCACCAGGGACCGTTTTCCTTGAGTTCCTCAGAAGCCTCAACCCTGATCCCATCAGACTGCCTTTTCGCAACCAACATTACAGTGTCACTTGAGTGGGGACCAGAGGGGGGAGGTGTCCAGTTTACCCTAGCCAGTTCGGCGGTCACTTTACGTTGGTAGACGGTTCCGGGAGGACTTCTATGCGTTCTGTGAGCAAAAACATATTTTGATTTTCGAATCGATGACTATAGGAACCCCACTGGTACCCACTGATCCCCACTCAAGTGATACTGTAAAATCGAGATTATTTCGATAAATTTCAGGTTGGAAAAAATCAAGCCAATTGATCACATCTAGCTTGACGGATCTGGAGACCACGGTTCCGACGCTTCGGAATAAACCGTGCCAATAGATGGAGCGGTCATAGGAACCACTCTCCAGCGCATAACCCCAGCTGCGCCAGGCTTGGCAACGAGACGATGACCGTCGATAACACGACCCTTGAATGCGGCCAGACGCCTTCCTAGTTCCACCGCATCAGGCACTGAGCCCCCGCGCCCCTCGTGCTTCATTCCACGCTTTCCAACAAGCGTTTCAATGGCGTCTCGGGTGTCTTCGAGCCCATCCGGCTTGTAGCCGCCGTTTATCGGATCTGGAGTCCGCTGACATCGATACAGTAGATCGATGACCGAACTAATCCTGAAGTCCTCCGATCCCAGCATGGAATGCAAGGAATTCATGATTGTTCGAATGCTACGGAGTTCGTTGTCGACGTCTTCTTCCACCTCCGGCCTGGCAAGCATCGGATCGGCGCCACCCGCAAAAACGATCGCGTGTGGAATGAGTCGACTCCACTCCTCGAAGCTCCCCCAGCGCGCGCAGCCCATTGGTGGCTTTCCTGCAAGAAAGTAAGCTCTAAGGATCAGTAGTGCAGCCGCGACTAGACGGGGTCTTTCTTTTCTGATCCATGAAAGCAGATCGTCGTGCCGAAACTTGGTTCGGCGCTCCGGTTTCTCTTCGATGGGTTCAAGTCTAGCCATAAGAACTCTACGACTAGTATCTCCGTAGAAACTGATATTGTTACCGGTCGCCATAATGAGCGCGCGCCACTGAAGAGTGACGACCTTGGTATATCCAAGAACGCGAAGTTCGACATCGTCTCGAACTGTGATGATTCTGTCTATCGGACCCCCACCAAATGGTCGCATTGCTGGAATGTTGTCGAGGCATATAAAGGAAGAACCGCGCAGTGCATAGCTGGCCAGAATTTTCTCGAGCTCTACTTCATCGATTGTGTAGTTCATACGCGGAGCTCCGCGCCCAGTAGCTACGGTGGCAATCGCATCGGTTTGAAGCGTTTTTCCAGAACCGCGCGTAGAAGCGTCAAACAACACGGCCGGTACTGATCCAAGAATCGCTGGACGCGCAATGAGCGTCAGAATAGCAGCAATGGGCACTGATCTATGTGATTCATTTACATAGGGAAAATCTTCGAAACATTCGCTTAGAAATCTGAACGCCCACTTCGCGTTATCTCGTGTGGCCATTTCATCTGTAACAGATGGGAATTGTTGACCAGGAGAATACACATATCGTGTGGACGGATCATACCCTTCAGTTTGGATGATCTGTCCGTCTGAGCGCAAGATCGGAGTCTCTACTACACCAATCAGTGGTCGTATTCCTGGCCAATTTGCTCTCTTTTTGACAGCTCCAACTATCTCGTCTGTTGGAATAAATGGAACATAGTTTTGAAGTCTGCTGCTCCATTTTTGAAAATGCGCCACCGATGATAATCGTTCCCTAAGGGTCGGCGTTTCCATTTCGCAAATCTGAGGAGATCCTTCTACCAATTGTCTATGTGTCTGCCCGTCGTCTGTAGGAACCGTATCAGATTCTTCGCTTTGCTCTCTTTTTATGCGAGCAACAAAAACCAGTTTCGTCTCTCTCTGATAGATCTCAGGATCTCTTTTCAATGCGGATATAGCTTCGTCTGCGTTCAGCATCACTTCATGAGTAATGTTGATTGTTGGCTTTTTTGATGTTTGTGAACTAGGGGACAATCCCCAAGGATCGTCGGGAGGAGGCGGTTCGGTGTAGGGTCCAGGTCCCGGGGGACTGGATGGCGCCGGATCTGCCAGCACCATCGGTGAAATCACATCTCCGCTCTCTCGTACGGTTCGATCGGCACTGGCAAGCGTCGCGCGAACTTCGTGTTCCGGAAGTCCAGCGGCACGAGCTGCGCGTAGCAGCTCGTCGTGTACCCAATGCCACTTCGATGCTAGGTACATTCCAGCACAGAGCTTAAAAAGTCGGCAGGCGCTGGCGAAAAGGGTGTTGTTGCGCATCCCGGAACCGCATCCGGCAAGCGCGCGTGCTTCACCATCAACAGCTGCATCCAGATACTTCTCTGCACGGGTGCGCGCTTGCCCCGGCTTGTTCATTTGCGCAGGCGTGTATTTATCTATGAATTTCGGTTTCTCGAACTTCTTGAGAAGTTGCATCGCCCACTGGAGAGGCAACGGAACAATCTCTCCGATCCGTGTCCACACGTAGCGCTTGCCATTCGCGTGCAGACTCGGAGCAATAACGACCTGTCCACCTTCGGCTTTGACATCGACGCCCGGGATACCACCTAGTCCGGTTATATTCTTGAGGCGATCAACGTCGATCTCCGGTGGTAGCGTGAAAAATAGACGATACCCTCTTCCGGAATCGCAGCGTGGTGTCTCCGGTAGTGGCCCGAGCTCCGCCTCAAGCTCCGCGAACCGTGAAGCGTCGTCGACATCAACCGCGATGATGTACTCGCCGTCTCGCTGCTTGCCGAGCACCATGCCGACATTCGGCATGAATCGACAACGCGCGATCTGATCTTTCAGCTCATCGAGAGAAGGATTACGCTTGCTCCAGTTGCTCTGGATCGGGTGCTTGCCAGTCGACGAGGAACCGCTCGCTGTCTTGTCGTGAGCTTTCCCGCAAGAGCACCCGCCATCCGCCGTTGGTGCATGGATCAGGATCGGCTTGAGTCCGGCGTTGAAGCAGGTGATAGTCGCTTCTTCGGTGGATTCTACGGACAGCAGGGACTCGGGAATGCAGAGACGCGCTTTAGTCGGTGGCGGTGGAGTCGTGGTTGAATTGTCGTCATTGCCTACTCCGTTCGTGTCGCTCATGATGTTGTCCGCCACGCGGGTGTTCCTCTTTCGCCCCGAACGAGAAGAATGGTGAGACTAACCGCCCCGGGGAACGCTAGTCAACGTGATGTTTGCAGTTGTTAAACATTTGGACTCTCTGTATAGGTGAGCAACGTGAAGCAGACCAAATTTCTTGGAATCCGTCTTTCGGATGATCTGTCGCTGACGATTGAGCGCGAGCGTCGGCGCGCCGAGCAAAAGACCGGCTATAGAATCAAGACGAGCGAGTTCGTCCGCGCTGCACTCGAGAAACAATTCGGCTCGAAGCGAAAGCGCGCCGCATGAACGTAGTTGCTGAAACCGAGCGCTGCGGCCCCGTGCTCGACAAGATGATCGAGATCTTGGCGACGGACGACGACGCCACAATCGCGAGCGCGCTGGAGCAAGCGAAGAGGGAGCTCGCGATCGACATCCCCCGCGAGGTCGAAGCGCGGTTCAAGTTCATCGTGTTTCGGATGATCGCGAGCGTCGAATGAAGAACGAACTACCAGAGTTCCCAATGCTGCTTACACAAGACAACGTCATGGTCACAAGAAATGACGACGGCGGATGGTCGATGCATGTCAGCATCTCCGAGAAGTCGATGCGATCCATTTCTCAAGAGAAGTTGTCGGCGTTTTTGTTGGAATTTGTTTCGATGCTTCCGAGACAAACGGATTCGGCGTCCGGTAACTAAAAAATGGCTCGCATCTTTTTTCTAGATCGCTCTGCCGCCGAAGACGTTCACCTTAACGCCGCCGTCGACTGGCTCTTGGAAGAGCTAGACGAGCCGCTGTCGCTCGAGTCGCTGCGCCGGCTGGCGTCGAGGGAACTCGCGCGCCCGAGAGACGCCATTCACCGAGAGTGGGCTAAGGTCTTCCTGCGCGAGACCGTTGAGTACGTGTGAATGCCGCGACTCGATGATCCGTGGTTCGAAGCGCAATTCATCAAGAACACCACGCGCGCCGGATTGACGTTTACCGACCAGCTCGATGGCGCTGACGGCGTGTGGTTCTGGTGTCCTTGCGGTTACGGTAAGCCGGAGTACCCGCTCGATGGCGGACGTCCACACGCGGTGATGGTCTCGTTCTCGAATCCGCGCGGCTGCGGGCAGGCGCCGGACGACGCCGGTAGCCAGAGCCGCAACGGCGGCCCGTCACGCTGGATGATGAGCGGTACCGGGGTTGCTGATCTCACGCTCTCGCCGTCGGTCGACGTCGGAACGCCGTCGTGCTGGCACGGTTTCGTTCAGGACGGTGTCGTCTCGTAGATCGAGAGCTGCCGCGGATCCGTCCGATCACGGGCGTCGTAGTCGTGCTGCTGCAGCAGCGCTTCCAGCTGCGGGACTTTTTCACGGCAGTATGTGCGTACACTTCGGGCGACTCTGGTTCGCACCAAACCGATGCGGCCCCATTCATGGTCGCGTCTATCACGAAGGTCCCGAGCGTTATTGTGTCCTCAGTTACTATGCGCATACAGTTTTCATGAACGCTACCAAGGTGAATCGTTTGGTCCGGCACCATCACTATCGCATCGAATCGACGCAGCAACTCAGTCGTTCCGTCGATCCAGAACGGATACGGCTGAATCTTCTCGAACTCCGGATGTGCCGTGTTCGCGTGCGGGATGATCGGCATGAACCCGAGTTTCGCGACCTCGAGCCCGACAGCGACGGCGCGCTCGATGTTGGTGTCGACGCCTCGACGAGTCGGGGCGGAGAAGGGGCCGGCGATGTAGACGTAAATCATTCGTCTAAATCATCGATCGCCGCATCAATCGCCGCGACCATGTCCGAAAAATCGTAACGGATGAGCGCATCCAAGAACTCCGAGAGCACACCCTCGGCGCCCTCTGCGGAGATCACTTTGCGAGCAAGCGCTTTCCACACGACCTCCGTCTTTGGTAGCTCTTCTTGATCGATATCGTACAGGTTCCAGCGCTCCTCCTCGCGAAGCACGTACCACCGCGCGGACCGGAGATCGCGGAGCGGCGTCTCGGAGTTTTTGAGCCCGTGCCGCCAGACGTACTTGGTCGCGCTGTGCAAGTTGCCGGAGAGATGCTCGATGAGCTCGATCGTCTCGATGCCCGAGGCGTGCTGATTGTAATAACGAGGGTGTTCGACCTTCTCGTTGGGGTCGTCACTTTGAGTTGTGGGCAAGTCATTTTCCTTTCGTCACCGGCGTCGCTGACACAATCCGCGGCTTGTACGGATGCTTTTCGAACGGAACGAAGTTCACAGCTCGAGAGAGCGCTGCCGTGAACCACTCGAGCGCATCGTCAGCCGACTTGTCGGCAGGTAGTTCAATCTCGAGCAGGAGGCGCCACTTCATGTTTCCCCCGCAACCCGCACCGCCTCATTGGCGAGCTGCCGAAGCCAGTTACTCAAACTGCGTCCCTGTTTACTCGCGATACGCATCCACTCGGCGACCTCTTCTATCGGGGCGCGCACCTGCGCGCGCGAAAGGCGAACTGTTTTTGACTTCTTGGTCTTTGGCGTGTTCGTCATTTGCGGATGCTTCATCGTCGCCAGACTAACGCCACCGTGGCGTCACGTCAACTTGTCTTACAAGAATTGACAGAGTCACACGACCGGCGTATGGGCAATGCAGGATGAACAACCGGCAACGAGCCAAGGATCTGCTTGAGCTCGCCTTCGACGATGGCGCTCCGGAACCGGAGCGTCTCTCGGCGTTGGTGAAAGCAGGCAAGCTCATCGTCAAGTACGACCTGCTCTCGAGCCCGCTCAGTTTCCTCGACAGCGAGAATGAGACGCTTCAGGCAGCGAAGGGAGTGTTCGAAACACTCAGCGATCCGACGCTCATGAAGAACCTGAAGAAGATCGGCGGGCGACTCGGCAGCAACCGCCGACGGAGACGCGCGTGATCGAGATCAAGATGCTCCAGTTCTTGGTCGAGACTGCTGAGCGTCATCCGGATCCGAATTACGCCTTCGCGAGCGAGGTACCGACGGCAGAGGCGCTCGCGAAACTAGGCTGGCTTCGAAACGAGGACGACGCGGGCCATCCAGGGTGCTACAGCATGACGAGCGCCGGAGAGGGCGCGATCACTTTATTGGAGCTACAGATCGCGAAGACGGAATTGCCTAGCGCCCCGTCGCCACCGCCGCCGGAGGCGCGTAAGCGATCCCGGAAAAGCGATACTCCAAAACCGTGACGTTGGTGCCTTGCGCCCATGCGACGACGTCCATTTCTTTGTCGATGACGTGCCGCTCACCGGTCGGCGCTATTACGATCCAGATGCTGGACGGAGCGCCAGGTGGCGCCTGTTTCGAGTCGCTCATTTTTTCTTCTTCGCTTCCAGATTTTCGGTCTCGAGCAGCCCGATCCCACGGTACGTCGCGAGGCGAATCATCTCGGATCGGGTGACACTGATCCCTTGCTGCTTTCCCTGAATCTTCTCGCCTACTTTGTCGATTCGCGTGATGAGCTCCTTCGGGAAGCGGATGGTGATGATCTTTTCTTCTTTGTCACTCATGGTAGTTTACCGTACCACAATGTCACTCTGAATCGTCGGCATTGATCGCGTCGAGCGCGAGCGTATTGATCGCTTGCGCGCAGGCGTCCTGAACGTCTTTGCCTCCGAAGATGATTCGTCCAGACGGTGTCCTGATCTCGACGAAGAAGCGCCCCGCCTCGACGCGCACTTCGAAATTTCGGCAGGCACCGTCGCGTAGCAGACGTGTCAACCCTTCGAATGTTCTCGCGGCAGCACGTTCTTTTGCGCGTTGGATTTCAGTCGGCGTGGTCGGAATCATCGAGTGGTCTCCAGAGTCTTGATAGCGATCTGAAGGCGCTCGCAAGCGCTAACGATCTCGATAGCTGCGCTCCGGGTCTCGGCACGCACGACCTCCGAGACGGCGCTTTCAGAGACAGCGCGCACGCGTTGTTCCGCCTCCTGGATAGCTGCGAGCGCCTGTGCGAGGTTTTCGGCTTCGCCATTTGCTGCGAGCACTTCGGCCTCTCGCGCGAGGCCGTGGAGCTCGACGACAGTTAGCGTGCCGCGAGCACTGCGAGTGATGACGGAGAGTCCTGTATTTTTCTTGGCCATGTTACTTTCTTGCTTGACGGGTCTTGTAGATAGCGATTTTCAGAAAACGCTTGGCTTGAGAAACAGCGCCGAGCGCGAGAAAGAAGTATTCCTCTGCTTCGGGATCGAGCGTCGACACCTCAACGTCGCATAGGAGCTGCGAATAGAGTCGCTCGATGAGTGGTGCCACTTCTTCGATGTCGAGCGGAGGAGCGTCTTTGACGGGGGTACTCACGAGTCGTCCTGGTCGACGCTGAGATCCTCCGCCGTGATCTCGTACGTGACTATGTCCAGGAGCGTATCGCTCTCCACGTCGTGGATGAGCGCGTAGAGGGTTTGCCCGACGTCGTAGCCGTCGCCGGTCTTGAGCCCGGCTGCCTCGACGCTCATGACGTCTCTGACATCGTCCATTACCTCTTCGTCGGAATCTGCCTCGATCTCGATGTCCTCGTGAGACGGCCACGCCATGCCGTTGGCCTGCATCGGGTTCGCGTCGTAGATCGTGTAGGTGTACTGGGCCATCTCTATATCCTACGTAAGGTACTCTCCTGTCATTCCCTGTCAAACAGAAGTTGACAGGGAATTACGAACCGGTACTGTGCGTAGGGATCGTTATGCGGTCAAAAACATCGGATTCTACTCCTGCTAAAATCACCATGAAGGATCGACGCGCTATCCGAGCGCGGATGAGCCCCGAGGCGCGCAAGGCGCTCGACGACGCCGAAGCAGCACGCAAGGCACTCGCTCGACAGCGGGAGCTCATTGCCTCGACGGGCAAGGCGCTTGCGGCACGCGCGGCCGCGAGCGAAGACATCTACGGGGTCAAGCTGGGCAACGGTGTCGCGGCGCGCGTCGACGCGGTACTAGCCGCTGGACGACGAGGCGAATCGTGACGCTCGTTGAAGAGACGCCCCACCCGGGCGGGTTCATCTCTTACCGCGGCTACGCGGTCAAGGAGTGCAAGTGCCTAAGACTCTCGCCCTCACTTTTGCGATCGCCGCCCGCGCTGGGGTTACTGAAGGTGCAGCCGTGATCCACGCAATGAACAGCGCACGTCGCGACGCATTCGATCTGATGCGACGGCAGAACGCGAAGTACGCCCGCAAGTCCGGGCCGATGCTCACTTACTTCGAGCGTGAGGTGATGGGGTCTAGTATGTCGAACGCGCTCGAAGATCTTGGTTGGCTCACGCGCTCACCCGGCCGCAACGGCCGCTTGACGACGATCACGCTCACCGACTTTGGCCTGTG